CTTGCAAATAAAAGCAGGGCAAAAATGAACGTTAAAAATACCTTATTCTTCATATTTCAAATCTTTTACAATGTCATTACATTTCTCGAAAATATAGTCGGTTATTGGCAGTAATATTTCGCCTTTGTTGTTAAATAAATAAGGCTCTTTCGGTGCATACCTTTTAGTCTCCAAATTATCGTCAAATTTCAGCCGCTTGCTAATCTCTTTGTTTAGCTTCTTGTACTCTTTTTCTGTTTGTATAATTGCATTTTTTCTCATAATATTTTTATTTAACAATATATTAATAAGCAACGCGCCCGCCGAAGAGCGCACCCGCAAGCGTCCAACCGCGATACACAGACAGCGTAAAACCGCCCGCCGGGCCACCGACATCCGCATTACCGCCAAAAAGAACCAGACGCCAGTAATCTCTACCTGATTCTGAATATTGATAGTAGTAGTCTCTGACTACATTGCTTGCACCTACCGAATTAGGGATGAACGCATAGGTATTTTCAACATTATCAACATACCCTGCATTGGTTCCTATATAGCTTGCATTTGTCAATAACGTCATTTCTCCCTGACTATCATAACTACGCTTGCTTATGTCGTTAGTCCAATAAACAGGTTGTGCCGCAGGTTCGCCAGTCCAAGTACCATCCCATGCGATTAAACTTAAATCTTTATAAACATTTCCATACCAATTTTCAATGCCTCTGTATGTCATATAATCAGTTAATTGCCCTGCTGTTTCGCCATTTGATACTGAGTTGCTTGTGTTGCCGTCAATAATAGAATACCCTGTTTGTCCGATATAGCTATCAGCTTCCCATGCACCTCCTGACAATGTAGTTCTACCCGTGCCTATCATAAACTGACTATTAAAGTCAGCATACTCGATAAGATACAATAATTGAACAGCTGAATTTAAGGCAAAGTCAATATTTCGCCACCCTGTACCACGTGCTTCTGTTCCTGCATCGTATTCATCCCATCTTTCATTTACCTTAGCCCATTGCCCAGCAACAGAGCAGAATAAGTCGCCTGTGCTATACATATTACTTGTAATACTCGCTTTTGCCGTCATTGCACCAGCCGAAGCATCATACATGCTGCCTTCAAATGCTGAATAGTATCTATAATCTACTTCAACACCATCCTTAAAAAAAGCAGGGTGAAGTTGAAATCCCGGCAATTGATCCAATGAAATAGCCCAACGAATCTTTGTATCTGTGTATTCGTGCCGCATGTAGAATTTAGGTATTTGCACCATCACTTGACCATCAGCCCCGCCATAGTTTGCCGTGCCTATTTCATAGCCTTCCGAAGTGTTTGTAAAATAATCCCGTGATATACTTAATTGGGTAGCTGAAACAACATCATACACAACGCATATTTTACCTGTTGTGGTGTTTCTAACTGCCATACCAGCTTGTACCCCGTCTGTAATAAAGTCGGCTGTATTATCTGTTAATGTATCAGTTGCAATGCTTGTCGCTGTTCCAGTTGCCGTGTAAGTTGCATCGCCATCTTTCTGAATAGGGTCGTCTGCATCAATAAAATAGTTAACCGTTCCATTATCAAGTAGCAAGCATCGTTTCATTTGTGATTGAATAGGTAAATTAGCATCGCCTGCACTCTGCCCTGTCGGAATACGTCTAATCGTACCTAATCTTGTATATTCGGTCGCTGATCTCTGCACCCATTCAACTCCTTGATAATTTTCACTTACCGCAGGGTCAATCCAGCTTAGAAGAAACTCACGTTCTTCATCAATTTGCGCTTGCGACATTAGCCCGTCATGGATTCGATAATAAAACAAATCCCCATTCCATTCAACTGAATTAAGTGTGCCTGAACTTATTGTGTCAAAATCAATTATTACTGCTAATTCATCTAATGCATATGTCGCTGAAACAATGGTATGGTCTGAACTAATTACAATATCAGGATGTTCTACATAAGCCCCGTAAGTTGAAGAAACCCCCCACGTATAATCATCCGATGTTCCTGCGATTAATGGCTGCAAAAGGGCTGTTGTTTGGCTTACATCCGTTTTATTTCGACTAAAATCATAACCGTATGTCAGTAATTTATCGCTGCCTTCTTCACGATATTTAATAGCAGTTTCAGGTACGAAAATTAAACGGGTGTCTTCGTATAAATCGTTTAATTCTAAGAAAGCAAGGTTGTTTTTCAAAGTTCGGTCTGAGTGCATCGTTCCACCATCACGGACAAACTTATTTTTGTAATTTCGAGAATACGAAAATATGCTATCTGTTTGTTCGTCTGTTATTTGACCGAAGCCTGCAAATGTAGCTAATAATAATACTAATGTGATTAATCTATTCATTGCTTATATTTTATTGTTATGTAATCGCTTGCTAAAGGTGTTTTTATAAATGTAATTTGCGTTTCTGTTTGTGTGTAATTAACATTCTCACGCTGCAAAACACCGTTTAAATACACCTCGATATTATTAGTTGAAACTTCTTTGTCGTAAACCCCACCCATTCCTGTTATACTTGTGCTTATCGTTTCCTGATACAAATTTGAGGCGAATATTGAATCAAAAGTTGCATCGAAATTTGAATAAATGTCCTCTTTAACATTATAATAAGGCACGGCATTAAGCGTTAACTGTTCGGCTGTTCGTAAAGCCGTCATTAGTTTATCGCTCACGCCCGATTGAGCTTCTAAGATAGTTGCAAGTTCTGTTATTGTTTCGATGTTTGCTATTAAATCTGCAAGTACGTCTATGCTGTCTGAATTGATTTGTATAGTGTCATCTTGCCCTTCATTCCACGCCCACAAATCGCTAATTGAATCGCCTTGTAAGTCGTTACGTGCGTTTATTTCACTCAATAAGGCATTCACTTGTGCATCGGTATAAATATTAGTCAAGCTGTCATAAATAGCTGCTATATCGACTTCATTTACACTTATACGTCCATGGTGAACGTTTAAAGAATCATAAACAGATAAATCCAACTGGTTTATATTATTCGACAATGCCAATATCCTTAGATTGTGGCTCTGCAATGTATCTAAATGTACTGAAACCGTGTCTTGTAAATCGCTTACATCCTGTCTGAATATCGCCAAACTATCATTAAAAACAGTTGTCAAAACATAGTAAGAAAGTGAATCCGAAACGGTGCTAAAGTCGCTGTTCATATCACCTCTTAACTGCAATAAGCTGTCTTCAAAGGTTGCTGTTAACACATAATAGAAAAGTGAATCAGATAGCAATTGTATGCTATCGCTTTGTACATCGTTTTCAGCAAACAACTGAATTAAACTATCTGAATGTTCGCTCAACCTATTTGTAAAGTAAATCACCGAATCCTGCCAGTCTGTTATTAATGTGTATCGCCCATCCAGATTATCACCCGTGCCTGAACTTATAGCCAAATCGCCTGTTGTTTCATTCCAAGTCAAATTCTGTAATTCATTCGTGCTTGAATGGTCTGCATCATCTACGTTTATTGTTACCGAATTACCCTCGCTTATGCTTAATTGTCCTGAATTGCTACCTGCTGTTAAAGTCTGTTTTGTTATGCTAATTGTGCCGTCCGCTGCTATGTTTACATTATCGCCTTTTTTCACACCCCCTAAAACAGTTGCTGTTGCAACTTGAAGAACAAAACCAAGGTTTGGCATTTTCTCCCAAGTCTCACCATTATAAATAATGTCATCACCGCTGAAAAACGGTATTTCACCACTGCCTAAATTAACATATATTGAATCCCATTGCGTGTCAACCCTGTAAAAATGCCCGTTTGTGCCTGTTCCGTCTGTTAGCGTGGGAGTGTTGGTAGTTGCATCCCAAACGCCCTGATAAACCAGTGCCCCTGAAATAGCCTCTGCAATAATATTACCGTGTGAGTTTACTTTAAGGTAATATCCGTCCGCATAACCACCCATAAGCTGTAATTTATTAGCCGTTAAGGTGTCGGTTACATGAACATTACCGTGCAACACAAGGCTATCTAACCACGTTCTAACTGCCTTAACTATAACTGAATCGGCTACAAGTTTGAACCCGTTTAGATATACGTCCTCTTTGTTGCCGTAATAACGAACGCTGTTCAAATCTGTTTGCTCTTTTGATGTTTGAGGGGTAATGTAATCAACATCGTTTGTGCCTGTCTGAGCTTCTAATGTTGTGGCAGGTTCTATTGATGAAAGGCTGTCTGATTGGTTTTTCAGATCGTTAATTTCGGTTCGATGGATTAATATACTGTCAATTGTTTTTTGGTGTAATGTGTCAATGTCGTATCTTGTACTAATATCAGTAATAGTATCTTTCCACCAAACGAGATTCGCTGAATCTTTTGCATATAAACTAGCTTCTTTCCATAAAACAGCAAGCTCTATGGCGCGGGAGTAGTCAAGTGCCGTTTTGTTAAGGTGTGTATAGTAAATAGGTGCCAGGTAAGGTGAACCATCAACGCTTTTATAGAGTACGCCTTGTAGTCCTTGTTGTGGCCCAACACCGACATTAAAACAATCCCATATATCTACCGTGTTAAACGTTGAATCGATTATTTCATAGGTATGGCCAACGTAATCTTTTAAATAATCGCCTTTAATGTAAGCCCCGGGTTCGTTGATATTTATAGGACTGACACTTACTCTATACGTACTATCGGTTAACATGGTCACATTTTCAACGTCTGTGCGCCATGCCACTTTTGGCAACAGCTCTTCCTGTGCATTGAGCAGTTTTGAAAGCAACAGCAAAGAAAGGATTATGGCACCAATTAGATATGCCGGAGCCATGCACTTTAATATGTTTTTTTTGTGTCCCATATTACTCAGCAAAAGTTATATGAACGTTTATTTGCGTTGGAAGTGTAGGCACAAAGCCTTCAATAAGCAGGCTGTTGTCATTTCCTGTCTTTAATCCTGAATATCCAGTATTCCCGGTAACGAGTGTTTTTGAAGTACCGCTTACACTCCACAACATAACCGTTGAAACCTCCCTGCCCGTGTTGTGCGTAATAAGCAAATCAGCAGCGTTTGACCCGGCACTGACCGACCAACCATCGGGGAGGTATAGTACATTGTCTGCCCTGCCTTGCACCGTACTGTTATACGGTAGCTTAACGGTAAACACGTCTTTTTTAACACCGCTTGTCGATAAATAAGATTTCAAATAAGGGGGTGTCACATATTTAGAAGAATCTGCCACCGAAAGGTTGCCACCCGGAAAGCCTACAATGGTATCACTCCCGACAATTAAAGTGTCAGAAGTTATTTTTTCCTCCATCTCACTTAAGATCGCATACCTGCCATCAAAAGAGTACGAATCAAACACAACACCCCCTCGATAATCGTAAAGATACCCGTCATTGATATTGAACACCAATGAATCATATCCTCCGGGCATATCTACATTTATAAACTTACCGCCCACAAATTGGAGTATCTGCCCTTCTGTTGCATTGTCCGGGTAAATAGCATATCCGTTTACTTTTAAAACACTGTCTGTTACAAGTTCACTTGTAGCGGTAATGTTTATCTGACTTATTGATGTCTGGTTCACAAATGAGTTAAAATCTATCGTGTCGCCACGCCACACAAAATGCAAGTCGGCAAATAAAGTGTTTGTTGCTTTTAGTTTTTCGCGTGAAATATTCTCCTGAGAATATCCCACGATTGAAAATAATATGAGTATTGAAATAATTCCTTTTTTCATAGTTAATCGCTTATCCAGTTTCTAATATATGATGTCCTGTATTTAAAGGTACAAGGAGAAGATACTACCACTTCAAACCCCGTGTTTGACATAGTGCCAATGGTTACACCAATATTAAAACCATCAGCATCAACTGCCTTCATTTTTATAAATTCCCAATCCTCACCTGAATCATAAGGGGTATTAAACGTTATTGTATTGGTACCGGCCGTTAACTCAGCCTCACCTTCGTTTATCCCAAGTTTCCTTTCAATAACAGCCTGAATGTAATCTTCAATCTCTGTCATAAAAGGGTCTAAATCTGAACTGCTAAATCCCATTACAATAAGTTTTGAGTTGTGATGTTATATTGCTCCATTGCAAGTTTAGCGGCATCTGAACGTCCGCCAATTTCAAGTACATGTACCGCACATAGCCACGCCAATGAGTTTTGCAGCCCTGTTTGTACATTTTCAGCCGCCAGTTCAGGGATATAAATAAATTGGTCAACCGTGTGCGTGTCGCCTTCCTCTAAAGAGTAGTATTCCAATACTTTTGTTACTATACCTGTAATCACCTTGTCTTTTATGACACATACAGGCTTTGCCTTCCCCCCTCTTGTGTATATGTTCCTTTGCCTTATATACAAGGGGTGCTCCATATTTATAGGCTCTGTAACTTCCCTTTCCCATCCGTCCATTTTAAATGACTTAAGCCTTATGTAGTCATCAGGCAAAACCACATATCCAGTACCATCAGTATTATCTACTGCCGAACCGGTTGATGCTTTTCCCTCGATGTATGACTTGTTTGGAAAAATCTGAAAAAGTTCTTTTGCTGCCGGGTCAAGTAGTGCATTTATTACAAGGTCTAAAGTATCGGTAGTATTATCCAAGTCCTGAACCTCAAACTGAACGCCTTCACCTTCCGGCATCATTTCATCAATACGAACTTTCACCATTCCTATAAGATCAAATCTAATACCCGTAACGTCTCCACCTCCATCTACAGTTTCGATTGTGTTCAACAGGTTTAGAAACGCTTGCCTAAATTCCGCCCTTTGTGTGCTTAAATCTGCCATGTCATATGATTAAAAAAGCCCCGCCCATTACCGGACAGGGCTTCGATTAAAACCTAACTAAACTAACCTGATTAAGCCGTATATTTTTGGTTGAAGAATAACCATAGCCCGTTTTCTTCATCATAGGTAACAGTGTCGCCTACTGCTGTTGTTATCGTGCTGGTTGCATTAAGGTCTCCCCCCGTGGTAATAATACGATAAGTGTCGCCATTTTTAGGGTCTTCCAATGCGGCAACTTCTGCCGCTGTGGCTTCACCTTTAAACTTGGTTGCATCGTAACACAAACCTGCAAGTTCTTGCAATGGTGATTTTACTGGTAATGCGTGAGAATACGTCCCTGTAATCTCGCTTACCGTTGTTGCTATAAATTCTGCTCTTGTAGCCATCTTATTTTATTTATTGGTTGTCAAATTGTACTTCAAATCCTAATTTTTCAGCTTCCATGCTGATTGCAGAACGGGTCATTAACTTGCTCACCGGAATGCCATGTTCTTTATTGAAAAAGTCTTTTGCTTCGTTTACTGTGGCAAATGATTTTTCAGTCAACTCTTTTCCTGCTGCTGTTTGCCCCTCTTCTTTAGGCTCAGAAGGTTCTTCTTCTGGTCTAAACTTTTTGTCAAGGGTAAAAGAGTGCCCAAAAGCTTTAGTGGATTCCAGTGCCTTTTGTATTTTTTCATCACCTGTGATATACGCCAAGCCTTTAAAGTTTGAGCTAAGTTTCTCAAAAGTTATATGGCGGAGTTTGCCGTCAACCTTTACAGCTACCGTATATGAAAGTGATCGTGTAGAATATTTTTTCTTCATAATTAAAAGAACCAGGAGGATTTTCACCTCCCGGTTATATCTTTAGACTCCTTTAATGATACGGTGTGAGTTCTTATTCTTTATCAACATTGTTGAAGCTTGTGAAATTACAGCAGCATCAACAGCAGCGATACCAGATGATTTGTAGTCAATAGGTTTAATATTAAAACCCTTGCCTTTTAAATCACCAGTCCAAATATTAGGCTTATCAATAACAAGCGCATCTTTTACCATGCCCAAAAGGTCTAATTGCTCATAATAAGCAACATCTAAAGTACCAAATGCAGAAACAAGTTTTACAAAGTCGATACCGTTTACTACTTCGGTTTCTTTTGCTAAAATGTACTTATTATCAACATGCACTTTTTCAATGGCTTCAATCATATCACAACCACCAAGCAGATAGCGTTTACGAGAACCATTATTACCTGTAAACATTGTTTTAAGCCAAGTTACAAAAGACGTAGAGGCAAGTGCCGAAAGGTCTTCATTCTCCATTACCGGAATTTCGGGGTCGTTTAAAATACCACCACAGGTATAAATATCACGGTTTGAACCATCGATAGTTACCGACATTTTATCCCTATATCCAACAAGGAATGCACGTTCACGCTGCATTTTAAAGTCTTCAATAGCCATTTTTTTCAGGTCTTTCAATCCCCAATCAGCTTCTTTTTTCATCAACTGTTGGTATTCGCTTTCTTCAACTTGCTCCATGAAGATTTGAATATAATTGTAGTCCTTTTCTGGCAACTTACCCCATGCTGTGGTAGATGCGGCTTTTTCGTTCATTGCCGAACCTGCACGGTATATTTTTTGACTTGCAAGGTCGCCAGCGACTAAGGCATCCCCGGGGTTTTGCAACTTAACGGTAATAGTGTCATTGTCGCCTACACCGGTAATTAAGCCAACCAAGAATTTACCACCACTGATTTTTGTTTCTCCAGTAATGCCTGTAAATGCAATTACATTAAAACGGGTAAACATTTCGTTGCTGGCAACATTAAGGGTAGTCATATCTGTTGAACTGATAGTAGAAGCAGAAGAAACAGTAGTATATAAACCACGGTTTTCAATTGCATAATACTCATATTTCCAACTTTCCACCGCAGGTGCTTTGTTCTCTGATATTAATGCCAATAAAGGTGTTTGATATTGCTTGTATAATTCAACCCTACGTTGAACATCAGGCATATCAAGTACCTCTTTGGCAACAGCTTCTTGCTGTGTGATGGTACCACCATCAACGGTCGTTCCGGCAGCCATTGCAAGGGCGATACCCGGCACGGCCACAACTCCAAACATTGATAAAAGGGCAAATGCGCCCAGGAATAACAATGCTATCTTACTGAATAATTTGATTGATCTCTGTGTTTTCATGACTTTCGTTTTATAATACATCTTCTAAATATTTTGCTCCAAAACTTTGCGCTTTTTTACCTTTCATTTTACCACCGCCTCCCGACATGTCGGGCAAGCCTGTTCCGTCTTTGTCTTCCTTCTCTTTTAAGTCGGACAGTTTTTCATTACGTGCTTTTACCGAACCTTCCTGTACACCTTTTTGATAATTACTGTCAGTGTCGGCATCATAGTTCATAGCCAAATACATCCGGTTGATAAACTCAGGTGTCAACTTACCGTTAAAGGCAGAATCCAGTATTTCCATCATATATTTCAGGAAACCCTCTGCATCTTCATCTTTAAGCCCTTTAGATTCTTTGAACTCTTTAAGGGCTTGTATAGAAGATTCGATATTCTCCTGCTCTTCGGCTTTTCTTTTCTCCCGTTCAGCCATTGTTTCCTTACGCTTGCTGATGTTCTGGTTCCACTCTTCATAGTTGGGGTCGCCTTCCATGGGTGCCAAGTTCTCAACATCTACATGCCTTGCAAGTGCTGTTTGGAAGTCTGCGCCTTTTCTTAAATCAATAAGGATACGCCCAAACGTGGGGTCTGATTCGGCTATTTCTGCCAGCTCCCTGTTGATTTTATCGTGCCTTTCAATTTTTTTTGCGGCTGCAAGCAAATCCCCTTTGTTTTCTTCTGTAATCTCAATGTTAGGGAAATGCTTTGCTATCAAGGCGGATGCTTCATCAACCGGTGCAGGTTCTGTTGGTGCAGTCTCTGCTGGTGCCTGTTCGCCTACGTCAACAGGTGCGGTATCAGCACCTCCTTCTGCTGGTGCAGGTGGGGTTTCTGTGACAGCCGCGCCTTCGTCCACAATAGGCGTTTCTTCTGTTTTATTTTTCAATTTTTCTTCTTCGTCCATGGTAATGATCCTTTAAAAAACGTTCATTTATGGTAATCTTTGGACATAAATGTACATTAGTTGATAACTTTAAAGGGTTTAGCCTTGCCAAAATATTGGCATTTACTTACATTTGCTTAAACCTACCATTAAAACCTTATGGCAAGAAACCACAGACAGGTAATAGATAAGTACCGTAACATTTCTATTGAGCTTGAAGCACTCGGGTTAAGACAGTACGTGATGGACTCCTATTTTCACTACCACATTTCACAACAAACAGGATATTCAATGAGGACGGTAAGGTCAATTATCGACCGGTACGAAGAGACAAAGGACTACAACTGTTTTGAGAAGTTTTTAAGCACTATACCAAATGTTTACACCAATATTAGAAAGCAACTGATAAGAACAATGGTCAATTCAAACATCACAAATGAAGGTTGAGAATATCATAAAAGAAAATAAAAGGCGTATTCAGGAGCTAAACCAGCCTTATGACCCTTTTACCGGTATTGGCTCACCAATTGAGCGAAAGAAACTGGTAATTGACGAGCTTGGTGAGTTTTATCTACCCTTGCCTTTTTTTGATACTGACTTTGGATGCTTGTTGGAATATTATGGAAGCTTACAAAAGTTTGCAGAAAAAGAACCTTATATTGGTGGGATAAATGCTGTTACAAGGTTATATTTAGAAACAAGGTGCAAGTACGATTTTGAATTTTGGGCTGCATACGCTGTTAAGATTAAACCAAAAGCCGGTGGCGACTATATCCCTTTCATTTTAAATGCACCACAACGCAAACTTCACAAAATAATCAATGATAAAATACTTGCAAATGAACCTATCAGGATTATACTTGTAAAATCAAGGCAGTGGGGAGGCTCAACCACTATACAGAACGAAATGGCACACATCCAGCTTTTCCACAAGACAAACTGGAACAGCCTAATTGCAGCACACCTTAAACAAGCAGCAAGTAACATCCGGTCAATGTTTTCTACTATCCAGAAAAAATACCCAGCATCATTAGATCAATTTACCCTGCAAGGTTTTGAACAGCAATCAAATGTTAAGTACATCCCAGAGAGGAACAATAAAATAACAATTGGGTCGATAGAATCGCCTGACAGTATCCGCTCAGATGATGTCGCCATGGCCCACTTGTCAGAAGCAGGGCTATGGAGAAAAACAGAGGGAAAATCACCCGAAGATTTATGCCAGTCAATACTTGGTACCATTCCACGGAAGCCCTATACACTGTATGCGCTTGAATCTACCGCAAAAGGTGTTGGTAATTTCTTTCACCGTACATGGCAGGGTGCAAATGCAAAAGGAAAAGACAATAATGGATTGACCCCTGTATTTGTTTCGTGGATGGAGGACAAAAACAACCAGGAGAGTTTTAATTCAGATAGCGACAAGATTGAATTTGTAAAATCATGGAGCGAATACGAAAAATATCTATGGAAGTTGGGTGCGACAATTGAAGGCATAAGTTTCTACCGGAATAAACTCAAAGAAATGAACAATGACGAATGGAGGATGAAGTCAGAATTTCCTTCAACGGCAGATGAAGCATTCCAGAGTTCCGGTCAAAGGGTATTTGCCCCTCAGTATGTTATCAATATCCGTAAAAACTGCCAATCACCCGAGTTTATTGGTGATGTGTTCGGTGCAAGCCACAGGGGTAAAGAGGCATTAAGCAACATTGTATTTAACGAGCAAAAAGACGGTAACTTATCGATATGGATAAAACCCCAGCCATATATTGAAATAAAGGGTAAAAAATACCGTGTGGCAAACCGTTATTGTGGATTTGCTGATATAGGTGGAAGGACAAGAAAAGCAGACTATTCAGAACTTACCATTATTGACCGGATATTTATGATGGAAGGCGGACTCCCAGAAGTAGCAGCCCAATGGTCAGGACACCTTGACCAAGATTTATTTGCGTGGAAGTGCGCCATGATAGGCATGTGGTATGAAAAAATGCTATTGGCAATTGAAACAAACAGCCTTAAAACAAAAGAAACAGAGGGTGACCACTTTTATACCGTGCTTGACGAAATTGCGCCACACTATCCAAATTTATACTCACGGGAAATTAAAGAAAATATTGCTAATGCTTTTGTAATGAAGTGGGGTTTTCAGACAAACGTACAAAGCAAGGGGATGATAATGGACAACCTTAACGGTTTATTAAGGGAATCCGGGTATATCGAAAGGGAAGCACAAGCATGTGACCAGATGGACTACTATGAAGTAAAAGAAAACGGTTCACTCGGAGCGGTGGACGGGGAGCATGATGACAAGGTAATAACAAGGGCAGGTGCTTTATGGCTGGCAACAAAGTTTATGCCCCCACCTAAACTTGTACCAATATTAACCGAACAAGAAGCAAGGGCAAAATATGGGAATACGCAAAATATTTCAGAAATCACCTTCTAAAAAGGAATATTCAAATCTTTGGATAGAAGATGGCGGCTTGTTAAAAGTAAGGTTTACAGATGGCTCATACGGATATGTGGTTACATTTTGGGTATTTGATTTTTTTCTGTTCACAAAGAAAAAACAAGATGCAGTTAAGATAATAAACAGCAAACAAGGAATTAGCGACAATGACATTTTAAACCTATTTATATGAACGTAAAAGACAAAATTTTAAACAGGATGTTTGCACAAGCGCCGGACACGTTAAATATCCCGGCAGAAGCAAAGCAGTATGTTCATTTGGCAATGGAAGAATACCACAACACCATGTCCATAGCCGATAAAAGGACAGAGAAAAGAAGGCTTATTGCCATGCTATGGGGTTTTTTTGGTAAACAAACATGGGAAGAGCTCATTTTCTTCATAAGGGCCAAAAGGCTACGCAGGGTAAAGAAGATGGTACAACGCATATCAAATGAAGACCACCGCAAATACTATATTGTGAGGGCAAGTGAGACCGGGTACAAATATTTTTCATCAAAAGATGTAAAATTTAATAAAAAACTCCGGTTGTTTAAAAATGATGTTGACGTAGTAAAACTACATGAAACAGCAGATGCAGTGATAAGACCTAAAAACTTTAAAAAATGAAACAAATGATATAAATTATGAATACGAAAAAATAAAAATAAAAAAATGACCTATGACACGATATTGTAAGTAGTTAAAATACGGATTAAAAGAACGAAGGTATATGAAAAACAGAAATATAAAACATAGTGATAATTGGGCAACACCTCCAGATTTTTACGCAAAATTTCTGCGCAAAATGCGTTATAACGTTGAATGCAGGAACGTAGCCTTGCTGATAAAATGTAGAAACTTAATATTAACATGCAAAATTAAAATAAGATGAAAAATTACAAGAATAAACTAGGCTATGCACTTTACATATTGTTAGCATTAGTTTTATGCGTGGGGTGTAATACAAGTACCCCAAAAACAATTAAAGAATGCAGCATAGTTGAGAGAATTAGCAAAAGCAACAATAATGCGGACATGAAATATTGGGTTGTTACTGACAGCTACAACTTTTATACAAACAGGGAATTTTATGTTGGCGATACTGTGCGGTTGGTAAATTAATGCTAACGTGGCGTGTATATACACCAACAGACCAATAGCCTATCGCACAAGTACATAATCTGTTAAAACATAAACCAGACAAATAAAGCAATATGACAGACCTCGAAGCATTAAAAAGAATGTTTGTATCAATAGGATGCAACTTCTTATCATGTAACACTCTTATTGGAACTACTGTAACAATACAAACAGAGACTAAGAGTATTGATTTTGAATTTGACGATAAAGGAAAATTTTTAAGGATAGTATAATTAACACTAAGTGCAAACTAAAATTAAACACAATGAGAAAAAAGAAATTAAAAAAACGCTTAAAAAGAGAGCAAAAGAAAATCCAATCACTTGAATATAGTATTGGAAGTCTTAAAAGACAATTATTACAGGCTAATAGTGATGTTGACACACTCCTTGAAAATAAAAGTTTTAATGAAATAAATGCCATCAAGGTAAGGAGGGCGTTTGTCAAAGAAGGAACAGAACAAATATTGTCAGGAAACAGGAATAATTCTGGCAATGGCATTTTGGACGCAATAGAAGAAAAGAAAGACTAATGTTAACCTACCTCCTATCACAATACGAAAAAACAAAGTGGAATTTCTTTTTAGTCCCAAGGCTAAAATATATAGGTGTTTGGGATAGAAACGAAGCCAATAACCTGGCGCAAGAAGGCAAGATAAGAAAAAGAGAAGGGATGCACGGGGACTTGATAGAACTTATAATTGAAAAACAATGAAAAAGAACCAACCCAAAATAAAAATAACAGACCACGCCCTTATAAGGTACATTGAAAGAATACTTGACGTTTCACTTGACCCTATAAGAAAAGATATTCTAAACTCGGGTGTGGTTGATGTGTATGATAATTTTGGGGATGGCAAGTTTCCGGTAAAAGACTGTGTAATGGTAATAAAAGAAGGTAGGATAACAACAACCTACAAAAGCAATAAAAGAAACCCTAAAAGGCACAAGAGAAATGGAAAGTACTCACGAAAACATAATGAAAGGAAATTCGGTACTGCCAATGCTGCCGAAAATGAAGATTAGAATTACAATTAAGATTAAAAAGATAACTAAATTTGTTAAACGATTATGGAAAAAACAATAACAATAAGCTACAATGAATATTTAGAACTTGTAGCAAAAAAAGAAGCCTACGACAACGGAAGTGTTATCATCAAAGAGGAATCATTTGATGAGAAATATACTTCTATGCATAGAGATGAAGAACTAAAGTCCGAAATTGAAAAGCGCAAGTCCATTGAACAGTTGTACTCTGATTACAAGCAAGAATGCAGGGATAAGATCATAAAATCAAAACAACACTATGACAATGAAATATCTGACCTAAAGCATAAGCTGCGTCATGCAAATGACAGGGGCGATAAATTTGAAAGGGAGTTTAATCATTTGTGGGGAAAATACAATTCTAATAAAAATACACTGGATGAACTATTAAAAAGGTCTATACGTGAATTTTTAAAATGGAGAAAACAATATTTAAAGTAACAAAAAAGGGAGCTTCAAAAACTCCCTTTTCTTTTACGCCCCCTCTGCATACCTTTGCATCATTTCAACTGCCTTCTGGTTGGCATTATTAGCATCAGCACCTTTTTCTTTAATAGCTTCCATTAACCCCGGAGCTATATTTGGTGGTGCTTGAATACCATCAGGGCTACCGCCCCCGTTCATGGCTTCCTGTTGTGATTTTTTCCACTCCTCTAAGTCGGTAAGCAACTGGTCAGAGTTTGGCAATGAAAGGTTCTTTAACCCTACTTCCAATGGTATTAAGCCATTGGCTATATAGTTGTTCAACCATTCGTCCATAATCGACTTATAAACCTGACTATCTGAACCACTACCAACGGTCAATTCAAAATCCAAATCGTCTTTAATCTTTTCAGGGTCAAACTCCCGTGCCTCTTTATTCGAGTTTACCGTAAGATAACGCTTCTCCTTATAAAACTGCAAAGCGGTATCGATTATCTTTCGCCCACGGTCTGCCCGGAAAGCATTAAAGGATTCAAGCCTGTCTTTGATGTTTAACGTACTGTTTTGGGCACTTTGTGCATACAATGAAGCTGGCATACCCGAACCCGGTGTTTTACCCTGCAAGGCATCAGAAATGCCTCCCATCTCCTGCATTAATCTTTGACCCATAGCCAAACTTTCATTCAAACCTGCCGGAACAGCTTTTGAAGTCAACTGCCCGAGAACATCCTGAACTTTTACCCCAGGTTTTAAGTCTAACTTAATAACTCCATTTCGCTTTGTGTATTCAGCCTTTGCCTGGTCCACATTCATATCGTCAGAAAGATGTTTTTCGTCAATGTAGAAAGTACCTTTTGCACTGGCACCAACAATAAAGTCGAGAAGTATCTTATCACGGTTATACGCCCTCTGTATGTCAATCAAGGTAGAAATAAAGGGTCTTACTTCTCCACGGTTCAAGCGGTGGAAGCTGACAACAAACGGGTGTTCTCCATGGTCAAACGGGCTCTCTGCTTCAAACAATGTATGGTAATCAGATGAAAGGTATTTTACATACCAAAAATGTACCGGCATTTCTTTATATTCGATTAAGGCAACATCATCCTCATCAATACCCTGCTCTGCTGCCATTGCAATCCTTTGGGCGTTCTCATTCTCAAACCATGCCTGACTTTCGGGTGTTAATTTTTTGTACCCATACTTACCACGCCCCCAATCATAGTATTTATACCTCCACTCTAACCTTTTTTGCCATATCTCAAAAACACGCCCAAGGTTGTTAGAAGCCGGGTACATAAAATCACGGTACTTTGCCTTTTCCCCTGAAAAATGGTCATAACTGTCTGGCACTTCCCTGTCAACATGAGAATACATTCTCCTTATCCTTGCTTCATCGTCAGGTGTTTTGGCAAACCGGGACACAATTTTATCAACCGGCCAGTCATAAAAAGCACCTATCATATCAAGGTCGTCCAAATCAATATCCTGTACCTGGTTAAAGAAAACAGTACTAAGGTCAACATTTTTGTACCTTACGTTATCATTCTTTTTTGTTTTTACCCTGCCCCAATCTACACGCTGTATGCGCACGGCAGAACATAAATCCATCTCTAACAAAGCAGAATCTTTTTCCCACATATTGTTCAAGTCTTCAATACTCCACAGGGTGTTGGTAAGCATGTCGCTCATTGGTGCTTCGTCGCGTGTTCGGGCTATAACCGTTGGTCTTGCTTTTGAAGCCCGGAATTGACCAATAATATTTTCAACAATAGGTGATATAAGGTTTACCACAAAAGGTATTTGCCCTTGGCTTTTAATGGCTTCTGACTCTTTGATATAAGAATTGGAATCCCAGTCATAAACAAGGTCTTCCCACTGCCTGCCATTAAGGTAACGCCAGTTCCTTTCAATCTCTGCACGCCATGCATCGAGGTTCATCCATTGCTTTGCAGCCATGTCAAGCAGGTCTGCATTTTCCCTTGTGTCATCCTCATAAAGAAAATTGTTGCTGCGTACATTTGTTTTTTTGCTCTTGCGCCCACCTACAACGCTCATTCTAAGTACTGCTGTGTCTTTCATGGCTGTATTTTATTTTAATGTTTTCATGTACTTGATAATAGTGTCAGCTTTTGCTTTGTAATATTCTTCCTCGCTCATTACAAGGTCTACCCACGGGCTTTTAGCCGACCTCAATTCTTCTTTTTTAGCTTCGACCTCTTTCTCTGGCACTACCAATCCATCTTTTTTCCTGTTGTCAAGAAGGGATATTTTGTTATCAATGATTTTTAAGGTATAATGCCTGTCAAGTTTGTCTATATCTTTTGTCATATCAAGATAAACTTCCATGTCACCTTTCTTTTTGTAAGAGTTAGCAAGGTCTGTCCATTTAGAATCTTTTTCCTTTTCATCGTAATAATCCCCGATAATATCCCAATGCTTAGCAGGGTAATTGCGGATGAAAGAGTTTACATATGGCATGTCATCAATATCATACTCATTTTTAGTCGCATTTATTAGCGTGGTGCCGAGGTCTGCCACGAATGCACCAGTTCCACCTGTGTATGATTTTATCAAGTGTTCTATTTTAGATGGGTTTATATCCATCAAATAGGGAACCCTTTTCTGTTCTCCTGTTTTTGGGTCGCGATATGTCTTCCTGTCGGTTTCACCCCCTCCGAGTTCAAATAAACTATCAGTAATGAATTTTATAGCTGGGTTCACATTTTTTTTATGCAGTTTTGAATCCGCCAATACATCTTCAAGCTGTTGGGTGAATGGCTCTTTTGATATCGGATATCCCATAAAGTTCTCATTTGTAACATAAGCCTCAACAATTGGGCTGGCGGCTGTTGGGACTAATGGACTTAAACTAAAATCCCTGTTGCTGTCAACAAAACCGCTCACGTCAATCGGTGAAAGCGCATTTAAAAAGTTCAGCAACCCATCACCTATAGCAGCCCCGGTAGTTGTTTTACCATGAGCCAAGTCGCTAACATTTGAACCCATGGCGTAAAAACCACGGAAGAACTGTGGCAGTGGCAACCTAAAGTATTTATCACCTTCAATGGGGAACACCAAATAATTCATTCGTACATAAGGGCTTAATCTTTCATATTCTTCATCGTCATCGTCATCCATTGCCCGGTTCATTTCTGTAACCATTATACCAAGCAATGTCCATCCGGCCGATACTGCTGTAAAAGCCTTTGGATTGTCTTTTGCAAGTTTTAGATTCTTTTGACCGGCTTGCAATGCTGCATTAAAAAAGGCATATATGGCATCAAACGTTTTAGTTATTTTACCTTTACGGTTAAAGTTTACAGATACCTCCTTTGCCAAAGCCGCAGCATCCTTTTTGGTCATCCCACTTTTAACACCGGCTTTGTAAGCAGAAAAACGGGTCATATCCTCAAATATCTGTGCAAAACGTTCGAGGTTGTCAGTAAGTGATTTTTTGTGATATTTGGTACCTGCTTTTTTAATCCTATTATGAATATCTTTCATTAGTTGGTCAGGCTCTTTCAGGTGCGTAAAACCTGTTTGACCACCGTTGGACATAAAATCATTATAAAAACCATCTTCATTTACAGGATTTCCATTTTCATCCCATTTAGGGTTGAACTTATCCTTGTTATATAAATATCGCAACACCGCTCCCGGCTTACCATATTCGGCCATAAAATTAGCTGCCATTTTGGGCCCATATTTAATAGTAATATGCGAGGCTGCCTCTGGCGCATCACGCATCACATTTTTTACCGGAAAAACAATATTCCAAGATGTATAAAGTGCTTTTTGAAGGTTTGTTATTCTACCAATAGTTTCAGAAAAACCACGGTTTATATTTTCAAGATCAATGGGGGTTCCTTCTTTCTTACCGAACAGTCCACGAATAAGTGTATTATTATGATTTAATGCGTGTGCTACTTCAATATCTTTTGGAAACACCATTGCATAAGTGCCATATTTTGTATCTACCCAAACTTCATGCTGTTTTGCATGTGCAGGTTTTCTCATTCTGAAATGGTCGGTATATCGTCTCTCCTCTGCCATGCCATTTTCAAACATTTTTTTGTCTGGTCGTTCAAGCGTGTAATCCCATTTACCATCACCTTTTTGTACATAGTAAACCTTTTTAACCTGAACCCTGTCTTCGTTACCTTTCATATTGCCAATAACAAAGTTTAACATCGTGCGGTAAACCTCGTTGTCTACCTGCTCAGTTATTGATTTAAATGCTTGTTGTTCGAGATAAGCCAAAGGGTTATCTGGAAGGGTTAATCGCCCCCCTGCCTTTTTAAGTGATTTGCCTGCGCCGCTTCCGGATCCATGGTAATCATACACTTTAGAGGCATCATCCCACCAGCCTTTTAATGGCACATAATAATCATAACCGTTTTTCATTAATTCATAGCCCTCATTTGTTATCTGATTGCCATCTTTCCATCTCTCAAGGGTGTAGTTACTTACACCTTTTATCGCTTTCCAAAAGTCGCTTATTTCCTTCTTATTGCCAATTTTCTCTTCGAACTGTGCTGACAATACTTCCGCAAATTCATCTGGTCTCCCTTCATACTCCCCAGACTTATCAACAGAAAGGATACCTGAATAATCTCGGCTTTCAACACCGTTACGGAATGCTTCTATTTGCTCATCAGAAGCATCGGAGTTATTCTTAATGTATTCTTTTATTTTGTCTTCCCTTATTTTTCGGTTTCTTTCCGGGGCATGTTTGGCTATCATGTAAATCATTACCGATTCGTTATCTATACCCTTGTGTTTTTTTAGCTTTGAGGCAGATTCTACCACCTGATTCATGTGTTTATCTTCAAGATCGTTCAATAAATACTCTGAACGACCATAAGCCAATGTCATATCACGGTATGCGTTCTGGTGTGATTTTATATTTTTATCACCCCCGGCTATTTCTTTCAAGAAATTACGGACAGGGATATCTTTATCCTGTATCATTTGGCGGATATTATAAATAGCCTCTTTGAGATGTTTCTTTGATTTTCCTTTATGTATTTCATCAATGGCGCTTTCAAGTTCGTTTTTTATTTGATCATCATCTTTCCTAAACCTTATATCCGGGTTGCCAGGGTCAAATGTTCCTTGGTTGCCTGTGGCTGATTTTACCTGTGAAGGACTGAAAACTGCCGTTGTTATATTGTCATGGCTATCTGCCAGTATCACACCATCAAATTTATAACCATTTTCATCAAAAAACTCCTTTAAGTCATCGGCTTCTGTCCAGTCAGGCAAGCCTCTTTCCTTATCAAGAGGGGTTCCATTGCCCCATTTCATAAAATATTCATTGTCGAATATTTCTTTGTGTTGAGGAATCCGGGTATCAAAAGGTTTTTCAGATTTAAGGAATACAGGCATTATGCTTTCACCTGCTCTTGTTTGCTCTTCCAACTCTTTTTCTTTTGCAGAAACATAGTGTGCACCTTTGGCTGCCCCACCTACGATATACATATTGGCATAGTCGGGATTATCGGTGAAATAAAGAATGCCATCATTGCGGAATGAATCAAAATTGCGATTGGTGGCATGGTACATTACTCTTGGATTACCATTTTCGTCAACAATCTTACTATCACCAAACCATCTTTTAAATTCGGGAGTGTCGGTTTGAGGGGCTTTTGCGTATTTCCTAAACCTTATATCCGGGTTGTTAGGGTCAAAGCCTCCTGAATTGCCGGTAGCTGATTTTATTTGGGTAGGGAACCACGCTATAAAAACATCTCCATCTGTTTCTTGGAAATCCTTAACAAATATTCCGTCATATCCTAAAGTGTTTTTTACGGCTTGTTGTGTTGTTTGCCTATCACCTACGATATTAGACATTTCCGCTATTTGGTCAATCGCTGGATCATCTTTATCGTATATTGTATCAACAGCTTCTTGTATTGCATCTTCTTCTGACATAGAATAAGTATCAACAATATTCGATAAGAAAGAATCCTTGTAAGATTCTATTTCATCAGCGTACTGCTCAAGTTCTAGTCTTAACACTTCGGACAATACTTGTTTAAATTCATTAATTGTAAAACTTGGAGCACTTGCTTCTAAGGGCTTTTTAATCGATAGATAAGCCTCTATCAGTTGACCTGTGTCTCCTCGCTTATAGCCCTGTGCTACATTTTTATCTGTTGCAAAATAAAACCCATATCCATGTGCTGTCGTAGTTTGCTTTGTTGGATTAAACTCATTAAAATTATTATTTGTCCCGTGATAAACCACAAGCGGCTCCCCGTTTTCATCCACCACCTTGCTATTTCCAAACCATCTTTTAAATTCAGGGGTGTCGGTTTGAGTGGGCGAATATTCAGATACACCCATGCCATCAAACATGAATATCTGGTCTTCATTGGCAACATCTTGTGTTTCGGAGTAAAGTTTATTAGCCCTTTCTTCTGGTGTGAGGTTCATCCGGGACTGTACGTTACGGGATTCTACTTCACCTGCAAGACGGCTGTAAGAGTCAATAGGTCGTTCTCCGTGTTTTCTTATATTTTGCAGTTGATTTACCCTTTCCTGTCTCTTTTGAAGCAACTTATCATACAACTCTTTATTGCTTTCCTTGTTTGCCTTTTGCAGATATTCGTTATACATATCAATTGAAGATAGCAACTCGGTATATTCCTGTTTTACCATGTTTTCGCTTCCACCTTTAGCAAATCCCTCTATGCCTTGAATATAATGTTGGATTTCGTGTGCCAGTATGCTTTTTGCCCCATCAAAAGTTTTAGAGCTAACTTTTATAAGTGGGTCACCAATAACCATAGTACGATAAGAACCGCCTTCTTTATTTCGGCTATCAACACTTATCTGCACATCAACATCTTTTAAATCTGGATAAGCAGCAAACAAGTCACTGTCATCTATAATGTCGCCAAGTTTCTTCTCCTTTGGGTGCCATTTTTCAATGTCGAATAACCTTTTTTGTTTTTCTATAAAGTCGCGAATATCAGGATTAAAGTCAATATCCTTTTGCTCAAATCTCCATTTACCATCTGCACCACGCTCCCAACCGGTAAGTTCTTTTATTTCTTTTGCGGTTTTCTTCGCCTCTTCCATTTCTTTGGCACGAGAAAGATGATTGAGCATATAGTTTGCATTGGCTTCCTGTTTGGTGTTGTGTGCGCCCCATTCGCCAACAAAACGAAAGCGTTGGCTATTTTCATACTCACCCAATGCCTCGGCAAAGTCAAAGATATTGTCGTAGTCCTCTTTTCGAGGTTTTTGATTTATTTCTCTTAAAGATTTTTTATTATCTGCTCTATTGAACGCCCGTTCAAGTTCTTGTCTGTTTCGAATATCGCGTCTTGTGGGTTCATATTTTGTTCGTTCAGCAACTTCAAATACATCTTCTTCTCCGGTTTTGTCATGTAGTATGTCGCCGGTGCGCTCCCGTCCAGGTACATTCCAGGCACTTCCACCTCTTCTGTATGGTCTTTGGGTATTTTCGGCAACATTTGAAACCTCAGTTCTCCCACCGTTTTGCATACTGTATGATACTCTATCATTGCCTTGAAAATTAGTTTGCATTGAAGCCCTTATGATACTTGCAATATCTTGATGGCTAAGTAATTTAGCATCAAAGTTAAAGATTTTAGATAATATATCACGTATACCGTCAACTAATTTTTGCCAGATAGTCCGTTCTTGTGGTGTTAAATCTTCTTTGTTTAAAACTTTCTCGCTTAAATGAGCAAAAAACTCATCTGCTTTTACCCTTTTTGATTCACCGGCATAAAGCCTTTCAACTTCACTCAACACACGGGTGTACATAGGGTCGGTTTTTGCAAGCTCCCTGACTGATTCATAAAGTGTATCAAAAAACTGGTTTAGCTCATTACTGTCCGGGATAAGGTTTCTGATTCCACGGTGTTGGTTTTCGTGTATCCACGATGCAAGCGCATCATCTTTACTTCTAAGCATCGAAAGGTCAATATATACATGTCCTGTCTTTATATCAACAAATGCTTTAAACGGGCTTGCTTGCATAACAGCCTTAACAGCTTGTACGCTTGAACCATTTTCAGCCATGGCTTGTACAAGTTCAGCCTTATCGTTACCAACGACAAGCGGCAAGGCATTTGGTGCCCGCATTTGTGTCTTTGTCAATTCATCGGCTATTTCCCTGTTTTCAGGCTTTATTTCTTTTGGCTTTTGCGTCCTTTTATACAATGGTATTCCTTCCATTACCGATTCTCTCATTTTATCGGTAACAGGGATAGATAGCACTTCAAGTTGACCGTCTGATGGCAAATTAGAAATAGCATCGGTGGCAAGGTCGAGGTTTATCTCCCCATTCAGGTCAACGGTAGTGGGCTCAACCTTTGTGTCAAATTTTTTGGTTATCTTTTTGAACTGATTGGGGATGATTTTGTCGTAAAAGGTTTTCATGCCTTCTCCGCCTACTTTGAGGTCTTCATTTTGCAATCCTCTTCCAAAACTATCTGAATCTTGTGATAAAAGTTTGTCGGTGGCTTCTTTCCCTATAATGTCAGGCAATTGGTGTTCTTCTGCAAATTGATCAATAACTTTATTGCCGTTTTTATCAAATGCAGATAAGTATTTATCATTACTATATCTGATACTTTCAATTTGCTTGCTCAAATCATATCTATCAGCCTGTACTTCACCGGGTGTCCATGCAATCCTGTCATAACCGTTTTCTGCAGCATATCGCATCATGCGTCTTAATGCAAGGTTTACCCATTGTGGAGTTTGTTTGAAGGGCATGTCGGGAATATCCCCGGTTCTATCCAACCACTCATCGAATGTGTCTGGATATTTATCATCTAATTCTCTAAACCTATTTTCTTCTTCTGTCGTTCTTTGATTATTCCATTTTAAACCAAGTTTTATGAGTTCTTTTTGCTCTTGCGAATAACCATCGAGGCTATTAAACCCATTCTTCTTACCTTCCTGTGCCCTTTTACTTTGGACTTCTTCTAAAAACAGCACTTTTTCATTATCTGAATTATAGTCTTTAGCTCTTACCCATGCTACTGCTGTTCCTCCTCCTTCTTCAGTAAAATGAAGATTATCCGGTTTGTATGGTTCAATCTGTCCTGGCATTGTCAAAACAAACTCTTTGTAATTTTCTCCACCAGGGAGCTGATATTGGGAAAATCTGGTATCGTCTCCTTTTTCTAAGTTATTAATTTTTTCTTGTACAAGATTTTCGTAATATGAATCCATTGCATTAAATAAGTCATCATAATCTTCGTACCCTTGTTTTTCTGCAATTTTATTTAATGTTTCTTCATCAACGGGTCCTTGATAATATCTATCCCAAAGCTCAATTGGTTCATCAATACCAAATTGGTCCCTGGTTTCGATATCTGATTCAATTTCAATATTTTGTTTTATATTAGTAATTTCTTCTTCAGAGAGTGGCTCATACTTTTCTCTTTTTACTTCCTCTACCTCAATCCTATTATTGTCAATCCATTCCTGAATATCCTGTTTTGTCACCTTTTCCCCGGTGTCAGCAAAATGGTCTTTAAAGTTCATCCAGTCGAGTTCAGTTTGTTTTGCCCCATTCTTAAGGAGCATTTTCTCAAACTGTGCAACTGTCCCTTTTTCTTGGTTTATTTTGTCGAGTGCATTTTCAACGGTTGAGTAGAAACCCTGTGGTGAGTTTTTACGGAACCTCACGCCATTATCAGACATATCAACATCAGGCAAGCCTTCATATATGAGGTCTGCAATACCTGTGATATTTCTGTTTGGAAATTTACGGTTTAATTCATCGAAACGGTTATCAAAGTATTCAGCATCAAATTCTTTGATTCGGTGATTATCGACAAGTCTTTTAACGTGGTCGTATGCTTGTCTTTTGATTGTGCCGGGTTTTGGTACATTGCTTGTTGCTCGGTCAGGACGAACGTCCCGTTCCTGTACTCCAGACTGCTCCCGTCCGGGTGAATTATCTTCACTGGCTGTTTCGGTTGATATTTTCTTATAGCGTACATCATTATCTTGGGCTAAGTTACGGTTTTTTTCATTAAAGGGTTTAATTAATTCCCTTTCAATTGCCCTTTTATAAATTTTATCTATATCTTTTTTTAATAACTTTATATTGCCAATACGTTTCCAATTATTACCATCCCATACATGAGTCTGATAATCTTTGCTACCACCGAGTGGTAGATTAGTTTGTGCAAACATATAACCTTTATGTTTTAATGTTTTATCAATCCCAACATCTTTACCGCCATTAATGGTCATATGCCTAATAGTCTCTTTTATTCCTTTATTGGAACCTTGTTTTTTTTCTTTTTCACTTACAACCCGCCCTATATTGGTAAACAAATCTTCATTTTCATTGTATGAAGTTTCATTATTTGGTAAACTCTCCCGTTTGCGATTTTCGCTTTTTTGCTCTGTTTTAGGTTGTTGTGTTTGGGATTCGGTTAACTCTTGAGTGTTTTGTTTTTCAGAAGTTGTATTTTTTGAATCATATATCACTTCCCATTCGCCATTCTCGTTCATTTTTTCAACGGCAGCAACATCATCTAATGTATATCCATCGACCAGACCATATTCTCCTGCTTGTTTATTCTTTTCTTCAACTCTTCCACCCTCCATTGATGAAGTTCTCTGTGAGTCGAATTCCGGCTTTTGTTTGAATGTTACCTTATATGGAAATTTTGCGTCCTGTCCCCAGTATGCGGGAAAATCACTTATATCTACGTAAGAACCGTTCCTCTCAGGCTTTATTTGTTCTCCATTAAGTAGTTTTTCCGCTTCTTTTTCTCCTATCTGCCTATGTTTAACTGGATTTTCATCCCATTCTAAACCATAATCCTGCATCCTCTGTTGAGCCTCTTTGTCACCATTCCGCGCCTTGTATAAAATGGAATTTTCATACTTGTCTTGTTCAGAAGTACCACCGGCTACTTCACTTTCACCGGTGGTTTCCTGTGGTTGCAGGAGGGGGGTTACTTCTTCTGGCTGTTCTTCCTGAGCACTTGTCCCAGTTTCGCCATTTTCTTGATTTTCCGGTACAGTTGCACCTTCTTCTCTGGCGTTAATGTTTTCTGATTGTTGTCTTTCATTTTCAAGTTGATTATATAAAAGTTCATATGCCTCGATATCTTGCATCGATGGGGCATTATCCTCACTTTCAAGTAAAGGTAAGTAATATTCGTCAGGAAGTAAAGCGGCAAATTGTTCCTCTTCCGGGGTTGTTTCTGTCTGTGCCACTTCGTTATAATCGTTGGCATCAACCTCAACACCGTTCATGTCGTTGTTTGAAACAAACTTCACTTTATTACCGTCCTGTACACGTTCTACTTTCACCTCCGGCATGAATTTAGCCATATCCGCATCATACCGTTGATCTTCAGTCATACCAAGTTCGCTGATATCTTCAAGCATCCCTGCCCTGCCTTGATAAGAACTCAATACGTCAATAACTTCATTCCTGAAATTGGTCGGGTCGTCCATCGCTTGCTCAAAAGCAGTGCCCGGCAACAAACGTTCCTGTAATTGGTCGATAGAAGGTGCATTATTAGAGACAAAGCCTAACTTGCTTTGGTTTTCTTTCACAGATTTGCCTGTAATGTCCATTTTGACATCATTGGTGTTAACCCGTCCACCATTCACGAAGTATTGTAACAAGAGTTCGCGCAATGTCCGTGGCTCTGCTTTTAAGGCACGTTCTTTTGTTTCTTTTGCATTTGGTACACGCAACTCAGCTTCTTTCTCTTCTATCAAAGATTGTAGCTCCTGGTCATTCCTGACGTTTATTTTGGATAGCTTTTCGGGGGTGTTTGCAAACTCAATGGCATTCTCGACATATTCCCGGTCAACCTTTTGCCCGTTTACCTCATATGCCGGGTTCAGCTCAGGAAATTTCTTTTCAATCTTTTTGCTCAGTTTTTCGTCATTCTCAAATTCAAAGCCATACAGGTCATCAACACTCTCTGCCATGTCGATTAAAGCATTTGCTTTCTTGTCGCTTATTTGTTTGTCAAGATAGCGATATTGTGGCATTGTGTTTTGTTCGCTCGATGGTGGTGTGTCATTTTGCTTTTGTTTTGGTGTTATTTTAACCCCTTTAACATTCTGCTTTGGCTTTTGTTTTACAAATGCAGGTACATTTGGGTCAGCTGGTACGTCCTCGGTAATCAGTTCAACATCGAAATTGTCCGTATCGGTGTTTTCCTGAATGGTCTTAAGGTCTTTTTGCCCGGCATTGAGGATAAATGAACCATCCTCTGCCTGTTCCATTTCAAACTCTTTATTGTCAATCTTAAAAGTCTGCTTTGGTTTCTCTATTACTTCCTGCTCCTCGGGTTGTTCGCCTTGCTGTTCCTCTTGTAATTTAGCAGCCTCTTCTTGCTCTGCCTGTGCCGCTTCCTTTTGCTCTTGGATAACGCTGTTAATCTCCTCTTGTGTAAATTCTTTTGGTGTAACATTCCCCATCTGGTCGGTAGCTTCTACAACTATACTGCCATCAGGTGTTATGTTTTGTGGGTCATTGACAAAACGGTACGTAACACCGTCCTTTTCCCATTGCTCCGGCACATTAGAATATTTCTCCTGAATAGCCTGTTGTTCGGCTTTCATTTGTTCCTGTAATGTATACTCCTGCTCCCATGCTGCGAGTTCTTGTTCTGTTATCTCTTGAACAGATTTAACCTCAGGTGTACGAAATTCATCAGCAGGTACAATCTTTTCATTACCGGCAATATCTTTAACAGTGAGCATCCCACCGTCTGTTTCATCAACGACAAAAAACATTTCGTCTTGTTCGTTGGTAATTTGGTGGACGTTTCCGTCCTTGTGGGTGATGGGGGCAAGGTTTTGTTGGATGGTCTGTCTTGCTTGGCTTTCTGCCCTCTTTTTCCCTACTTTCTGTGACAAATATTGTGCCCCTTTAATTGCTCCTCCGTGGGTAGCACCACCAGCTAAACCTAATAACCCGGCATCCCACAAACCGTCCGTAACTTCAATATCAGGATTAACACCTGTAAGTTTGTCTGTGAGGTTCTGAGCCACCTGCGTACCCATTTCCTCATACATTTCTCCCAATGGTGCTAACGCAGGGTTTTTGGTAAGCGCATCAGAAAACATTTGGCGCATGCCTTTTTTAACTGTTTCCTTTCCTGCCTTTACACCCTGCTCCTTGATTATGTTTTTGACCAATGATTCACCAACAGCACCAGAACCAAAGTACGTTTCAAATATACCCTCTAATGCCCCGTTGATATTAGCTGCAATAAGTTTTTGCTCCTCGCTTAATTCTGGCATTGTTTCGTCAAGCTCTTTTAATCTGGCAGAGCCAAACATACCCGTTGAAGCCGCAATCTGTCCTCCGGCAGAAGCACCAGCCATAGGTGCAGCCATCATAAGAAGGGATGGCATTGAAGAATGTGCGAGACCACTGGCAAGGTTTCTAAACCCAGTATTCCAATCTCCTTTTTTCATTGAGTCCATAACACCAGCTTCAATCTGAGGGTTTATCTCTTTTACCTCTTTTTGATATTTCTCTGTTTCGTTGGCTATATACTCATCAATATTTTCAATTCCCGTAACCTTATTTATATCACCGGGGTTGTATTCAGGTAGCCCAATAAGCCTTGCAATTGGATTTGTAGCAACAGAAGCTATTCTTAAAGCATTATCGGGAATATTTAAGATACCTCGGTATACCTGGTCTCCCAAACCACTTGCTGATTGCAGCAACATTTCTCGACCAAAGCCACTTTTCTTTTTTTCATTTGTGCCCTCATTTTGTCCTTGTGGTTGCCCGGAAGTTCCGGACTGTTTATTACCATCTGAAAAACCGTAAGTCTTAGCAATATTAGCATAAGTCTCATCATTCAATTGGTCAACCTTATCAGGTCTGTTCTTTTTGTAATAATCAGACACAAAGGTCTTATAATCCCCGTTATAGGTTTTTTCGATGTTGCTTAACGTTTCATCATCAAGTTTATCAACCTTTTCGGGACTATACTTAGAATACAAATCTTTAACTAATGTGCTAAACTGGCTTTGATTGTTGTCTTGCATGACTTATGATTATGGTAATACGTTCAATCTTTCTTTCTCTGATGGTAGTTGCTGCGTAGTTTCAGGCAATCCTTTTTCGATAAAGTCCATGGCGATAACCTTTGCTTGTGACGGGGTGAATCCTTTATTGGACATTAACAGTGTCTCTATTCCTGCCTGTACCCGTTCCGGGTCTTCCCCATTCTCTAAACGTTGAAGCATCCGACCCATCTGTTCGCGGTCTTTATCGTCTAAGTTCACGATACTTGACACGTCTCCATTTTTCATTGCTTCAATAAAAGAAGCAGAACCATCGTCAGATAACCCCTCTTCTTTTAACTGCTTGCGCATCTTTTCCTCTGCCTGTCGTTGGTTGTTAGACTTAAATCTGGAATTATTCGAGTTCATAAGCCTATCTGTGGTATAATTGTCTGCCCCTCCATTTATGGCACTGTTGACTATTTCGTCACCAACTGTTTGTCCTGTTTCTTTTTGTGATGGTTTCCCTGCTGTCTGGTAATCTTCACCCGTCCAGTCAATGTCAGAACCGGTGTCTTTTGATGTTTTATATTTGTCGTAGGCAATAGCAATATCAATAGGTTTTATACCCCTTTCGATAGAGTAATTGGTTTCACCTTCAATTGGTCTTCCAACATCATCGGTGCCACCACCTTTTGTATCTTTCTCAACAAGCCCTGTTTTGGCAGCCCACTTCATAAATTCAGGGTTGCTCATGGCACGGACAAAGTTTTCCTGTGCTTGATTTGGTGTGAGTTTCTTAACTGATGTACCGACTCCGGTATTTACCGTATATTCAACTGGGTTGTCACCCATTTCCTCTGCAAGTTTCTTTTGTTGCATTTCAAGCTGTTTCCAATCAATGGCAGTGTCATTTTTTCTTTTCTCGTTCAGACCGGCCACGCTTGCATCACGGGCATCGGCTATTCTTTTCTTGTATTCGGCATCAGTTTCATTTCTTTGTTTTCCAAGTTCTAGTTGACCCTGTCTGTAATTATCAAGGCTATCAACGCCTTTCTCCCTTATCCTGTTTGCTTCGTCCTTATATTCTGCGTCTGAAATCTCTCCGGCTTTTTTCAGTTCCTGCAAGAACCTCTGATTGTCCCAAGATTCCAGCCTCTTTTGGTAGTCGTCCCGGTAACCAACAAAGTCATTGATGTATTTTTCGTTGTCGTCAAAATTACGGTCAATAACATGTCCGCCCATTCCTAAGGTTAAACCATCCCCCATAGATGTAAGTGCATTACCCAGTGTTCCTAATACCGCCTGATTCTTACGTACCTTTTGACGCTTCTCATCATATTCAGGAGCCGAAGACACTTCGATGTCAAATATTGAGCCAAGTGCATTATCCTTATCAATAGCATATTCATCCTGTTTGTTGGCTGCTTGCTCAACCGGTTGTTCGGTAGCTGACTGTTCTTGTGGTTTTGTTTGAGGCTGGCTGTTTTGCTTTAGGTAGTTTTGATTTTCCGGCAGGTAATCATCCGGATTATATTTCATTTCAGGAGATTTAACACCGTTATCCTCCGGTTTACCCTTAAACATACCTGCATCTTTTACCCTGTCCCTTTTCTCTTCAAGTCCGAGATAGTCAGGTTCGTTTTCTTTTGATTTGTAAAGTCCTAATGCTGCCATTATATTGCCCCTCCTGTACTTAACATTGAAACTACATCCATAATGCCAGATAATTGCTCACCTGAATTTTCCTGAAATTGTTGGGCAGAAGCTATATCATCATCGTGCATCCCCATTTTGGTGTTGAACAAGCCAAGTTTCTGCTGCCTGTTTATTGAATCAACCCGGTCTTGCCGTGCTGTGCCCATAGCCGCAAGCTTATTCACAGTATCAGAAAACATGTCGTTGTTTTTAGTTTTGGCAGCCAGCCCAGCTTCATTTGTCGCACCGGTAACAACTTTAGCATTGTCTGCTTGCTTGTTTTTATCAAACATCTGTTCCCGTGTGCGTTCCAATGCAGCTTTACCAACATTGGTAGAAAGGAAGTCCTGATTGTAGTTCTTGTCGTACCAAGCATCAAGGTCTGTTTGATAGTTTTCTACCTCTCGTTCCTTTTCTTTTACTGCTTGTGCATTTTTAATACCCCCATAAACATTCTGAGCTGCCGAAAGCCCGGCTCCAATTAAACCTAATGTTGTCCCTATTGCCATAACATTATATTTTTTCACCAAAATAAGTAGCAATTCGGAATATCTATTGTATCACTGCCAATAAATTGGCAATAAATACACCTGTCAATCAACTGATAATATAAATTCATGTCGAATTAAATCTTAAATTGATTATGGCAAGAAAACCTTACCCGAAGGAGAAAATCTTTGAAGTGTTGAAATGGAAGCACGACAATAAGAAATCACAGTTAGAGTGTGCGGCTGAGTTTAAACTAAACCGCAAAACAGTATCAAACTGGTGCCGGGATTACAATTATGAAGAAATGAAATCAGAATTCAATTTTTCATATCAGCAAAACTCTAATAAAATAACCGTTGAAAAGAAACTCCCTGAGGGGATAAAAGACCAGGCAAACGCCAACCTTTCAAGATTATCCGGTATTACGTCCACATCCCTCATATTACTTCAAAAATGGGTAGAACACAAGCTATGGTACATTGAAAAATATGGTATCGAGAAACTAAAACCATTCGAGGTTGACAAACTTAACAGAATAGTAAGAGATGCAGCGCAATACACCATTCCGGCAGCTACTGACATTGAAGACGAAGGCATAAGCTTAGTTGAATCTGTAAGGAACAAGCTGGCACAATCACGTATGGAACTTGAAGAAAGAAGGAACAAAGCAATTAACTCATAAGATATGAACTCAAAGCAAAGCGATAAATCGAAAAACATATCAATCCCACTCAATGAGGGGATAGAGCGGATAAACAACAATTCGTTCAAAGTAGAAGATATGGTGAACATGAAGCCGGAGAAAAGCGCACTGGTGCCGGTAGATTACGGACAATACTTTTCATCTGCTCACGGATATACACGGATGCACATTCACCGGGGCAGTACGTATGTGAATTACATAGGTATAGAAAGAATTGAATCAGAAGTTATCGATAGCGGCAGCGGCTTGCTCGGTGAGCCCAACTATGTGCCACCAACCATAGCATTTAACTTTGATAGGTTAAATATCATAAAAAATATTACAACCGGGGAGATCATTCAGGAATTGTCATTGGGCGACAATGAAACAATCCTTGATATTAACGAGATTGCCAATTATCTTATTGTGGCAACGACCAAAACACTTAGAAAGTACTTATATTACGACAACAAGTACATTCTTATTAATATTAGTAATAAGATTAAATTTGATGTTGACTCTACAAGTGAGATGGAAGAAAAAGAAACAGAAGGTGTTCGTGCTATTCATAATGATTTTGATTGGAGAGAATCGTTAATTTCAAAAGCATATAAAATACTCAACGAAGAAAGCGAAGAAGGGCGGATACATGGAGCGGTATCAATACGCGCTGCTTATAAATTAATTGATGGGTCGTATGTTATGGCCACGCCTCCTATTATGTGTCATAATACAATGAATTCATGGTTTATAAAACAAGAGCTGCTCCGAGATGACGGATTAGATTATCCTCATGATAGCCTTGGGTTCAAAACAACAAAATATAAATTAAAAATTAGCCCGTCCGACTATGTGAACATGGTTGATTCGTCTAAATTGATTAGTTCTATTGTCTTTTTCTTTTCTAAGCCCCTTATTAAATATGATTTTGAAGAGATGGTAAAAAATGAAGAAAACGAATACATCAATGACTATCTTGGTTCCACTGTCCCTGTAATAACAAACTTTGAAGAATTCGATAATAGCTTAATTGCCGAATCAGACGATTACGAATACCTCAAATGCCCCACAAACTGGTACAAGGTCCACGAGATAGACTTTGAAGAAATAATGGAGCTCTCAGCACCTAAAACTTATGATATTGACCTTGAAGGCTTTTATCAAGACTATGCAACACGGGAGAACATGGAAGTTGACCAAAATACACACCACAACCTTAAGGCAGAAAAACTTTTCACCTATAATTCAAGACTATGGATAGCTGGTATTCAAAGAGAGATTACATCTCCGTCTATTGAATTTCAGAATATCGGCTCAACAGATGCATCTGTAGATGTATGTTTAAAATATAAGATTGAAACAACAAGCGGTGCTATAACTACTTCAAAATTATTTACAGGGATAAAAGTTGACACGGGTGAATTTTTAGGTGCCACAACACTGAACCTCTATCCTTCACATTTAAGTTATCCAGATGCGCGTGCTGTTTCTGTCACAATATTCGTAAAATTAAATTATTGGTATAAAATTGAAACAATACCCTTAAAAAACAGCGAATCACACAACTACTCTTATGCTGATCGTCATTTATATTCTTATACTGATTTATTGATGACAGAACCAACTGATGTATCTTTTATGAGAATATCTTGTGTGTTATCAAACATTGTAGAGTCAAATGAAGTTTTAGACGACAATCCAACGGACATACTGCCCGGTAATACGGTCATGCTGTCCGAATTGAATAACCCTTTGATATTTCCTGCGTTACATACTTATAATGTCGGAGAAGGGGTAATAAAATACTTTGGCGTGTCCAGTTTTCCGGTCAGCGAGGGACAATTTGGGCAATATCCGGTCTTTATTTTCACATCAACGGGCATTTATGCCGCAAATATCGGCAGGGGAGAAGTTATTGTGACTTCTGTAATACCTATAAGCACTGACATTGCAACCTCATGTCCCATCACTGGGCACAATGTCCTTTTTTACACATCTCAGGACGGCATAATGATCATTCAGGGCAACAAACCGGCAAAAATATCATCGCCCATCGAGGGCAACATATCGCCGGTGCCAGGTTCTGACATTGGTGGTAGGTTTTCGAGGTATTCAAGTGAAACACAGGTTTGTACATTAGGGGGCATCCTCACGAACTTATCTGATTTCAGGGGGCTTTATGATGATGTTGTTTTGGCTTATGATTACTTAAACAAGAGATTAATAGCCTCTTTGCCCATGCAGGGTTACTCATATTGTCTTGATATTGAGGAAAATGTATGGTTCAGGCTTTCTGATTATCATTTTAAATATATTAGCGACTTTCCAAAATTATATGGTTTAAGGTCAGATATATTAACGGACATATCTGTCCGTAATTATAACACGACCACACAATGCCATTTTCACACCTCTCCATTTAACATAACCACCAATCACAGGAAAAAGATAAAAGAGTCTTTATTACAGTGTTTGTTATATGAAGATGGCGGGATGTTTGCCGCGGTAGCCCTCTTTGCAAGCAATGACGGTGTTCACTTCACAAGGGTAACCGGCAACGACCGCAAATCAGGTCATATTAACGACATTCAGTTAACTTATATGGCTGCTTCGTACAAGTACTTCGTTTTAGCTTTCTGGGGCAATCTTGACATCTCTAAGACGAATGTAATCGAGGCATTCAACATGCAGGTAGAAGAGAGATATTCACACAGGCTCAGGTCTTATTAGCCTGGACCTGTTATTTCTTTTTTATTTTTCTTACATTTTTTACCTTATAATCATCTCATTTTCACTTCATTGCATTTTTTTTTGTTTTTTTCTTATCTTTTCCTTGCATTGTATTATTTTTTGTTGTAGGTTTGTATCAGAAACAATGGGAAATAGTCCCCATCAACCTTTAAAAATCAACATCATGAAAAGTTACAAAGTAACAAAAAACAGGGACATCTCCCCTGGAATCTATTATCAGAAAAAACAGTAACAGAAATTACCGAAATAGAAATCATGAAAGCAATTACAGAAATTGAACAAATAGTTTGTTCACAACAATAGATATATTAATCATTTAAAACAACAACATCATGAATGCTCAACAAATTTTAGAAAACAAAGGTATAGACAGCAATAAAGCTGCTTCAATTGTATATGAAGAACTTGATATGCAAATTAGGGAACTCTACAACGTAGATAATCACCCAATTCACTTATGGGAAAGTTATTGTCTCGGCGATGCAAAAGAATCTGATGTATTAAAAGATGCAGAAAGCAATACAACGCCTATGAATAAATACGATAACACTGAAGAGCTTTTTTTAGACATGACAAAAGAAATCGAAAGACTCGCTTCACTCTATAATATTTAATACTAAGCCATAACAATAGCAGTATAATGAACAGAAGATTATCAAAAAAAGAACTACTTAAACTTATAAATTCTTTCGTTAAAAAAACGAAAAAATACCAGTAGGTAAAAAAGATTAATGAATTCACATATTTTAAAAAAAAGATTACAACAATGAAAGAAACAAGAATTAACACAAACTTGCCAGCACCTTATGCTAAATTATTTGAGACAATTGGCGAAAAATCAACATCGCAAAATGCCGTGTTCGCCATTTCAAGTTTTATAGAACTTAAGAGGCAAACCATTAAAGAGATAGCCGGGCTATTTACAGAAAACGAGCTAAAGTATTTAACCGATATTGCAAACGCAACCATGTTCGACCCCGTATTTGCGACTCAAAAATTATCACTTATTGCAGCCGTTGAGGATAGCGACCGTTACGAAGGAACAGCTAAAAAGTGGGATATTGACTTGAAACAACTGTTATCGAAAGTAAACAAGTTAACCGCCGCACAATGCTTTTTCTTACAGCGCGAAACATACCTGTATTGGTACGGCACCAATAAGCCCGGGGTCCTTGATGAATTTATTAAAATATTTTTGTGATTTTATTTTGTTGTTAGTTAATTATCCTTATATTTGTACAAACAAATTAATTAATTATAATATGAGCACAAAAGAAAAAGTACCTGTCAACACGCCCATAGCCCCAAGTATAAGAAAATTGGAGCTTTGGGACAAAATCGCATTTCCCGCAAGGCGGGTGAATGCAGTTAGAGTTGCAGCGACGAATATGTCGCTGGCCACGGGCAAGAAGTTTTCGACACGAGTAAAAAGGGACACTAATGAAATATTGGTTGTTCGTGTCAAGTAAATAATCTAATAAACAACACTATGAAACAATTTAGCTACAACGGAGTAAAAATTTCCTTTTCATTTAAAAAGGGGATGATGATCAATGCCACCGAAATGGCAAGGGTTTTTAATATAAAACCTGGCAATTGGCTAAGAACAGAACAGTCGGTGCGCTTAATAAAAGCTTTAGCCGCTTCTCATAAATGCGACCCGACTGATTTAGTGGTTGTTAAGAATGGCGGAACCGCTTTTGGAACTTGGATGCACGAAGACGTTGCCTTGGCATTCGCTCAATGGTTGTCACCTGAATTCTACATTTGGTGCAACGACCACATCAAGGAGCTAATGAAGCATGGCGCCACGGCAGTAAACCCAGAAGACTTGCTCAACCCGGACTATGTTATTTCAGTAATGAAAGCGTTAAAGCATGAACGGGCAATTAAAGCACAGCTACAAGAGCAGAATAAACTTCAAGCCCAAGAACTCAAGCATTCCGCGCCCAAAGTTGAATATTATGAAAAAGTACTTGACAGTAGGAAACTGACAGCCACTACGGTTATTGCTTTTGATTTAGGCATGAGCGCAATCGCCCTGAATAAATTATTAAAACACAGGGGGATTATCCGTAAGGTAAACGGTACATGGGTTTTAAATTCAAAATATGCCGGGCGCGGGTTGGCAAAAACCAAAACTTTTCCATTCACCAACTCACAAGGGGAGGTACAGACCTCGAAGCACCTATACTGGACAGAGGCAGGAGTAGAGTTCATTCACAATACAATTCAACAAAAAATCACAACACTATGACATCACAAGTAATTAGTCAAATAGCAGAGTATAATGACAAGAACAAGCAGATTGCACTCAAATCATTAAAAAAAATAAAAGAGCGCGAAGCCGGTAAGAAATTTAAATGGGTACCACACCCCACGTCCCCGAGGTGTAAAATCAGGGTTGAAATAAAAAATAATTAGTATGGCACAGCAAGGCAAGGACAATAAAGACGAACGGTTCGCTATGATAATGTTTATAGCAGGCATTATAGGTATAATAATACTGCTGATGGCAGTAGGTATATTTCACCATTTCAATAATTTTATGCCATGAAAAAACTATTAGCAGCTATATATTTTATGCTTTCACTTGTACTGTTAACAGGTGAACCACAGACGAAATCTATGACTTTATATTTTGGCTACTACATAATCATAATGGCCAATCTTGGGGTATCAATTTTAACAATAAACAAACAATTTAAAAACAAACAGCACTATGAAACGTAAAACATTAATAATTATCACAATGCTTTTTATTCTGTTTTTTTCAAGCTGCAAGGTGGTACAGACAAAAAAACCCGTTTATGATGGCCAAAACCTTGAAAAATATCACAGGCAGCTACAAAAACACTATGAAAGTAATAAAAAGGAAACAGGAAAATTTGTTAAATAATTAAACAACAACACTATGAACCTTACACTTAAAAAATTAACGTTACAAAATTTCAAGGGAATTAAATGTCTTGAAATTGACTTCAACCCTTTATCAACCGACATATTGGGAGATAACGGCACTTTCAAGAGTTCAATTTTTGACGGTTACACATGGCTCCTCTTTGAAAAAGACCAATATGGTAGGACAGACACAGGAAAAGGACGGTTTGAAGTAAAACCACTTGACAGCAACAATGAGCCAATACACAAGGTCGATTCAATCGTTATGGGAATATTTGACATCGACGGTGAAGAGTTAATCCTAAAAAGAATATTCCGTGAAAAATGGGTGAAGAAACGTGGTTCCGAAACATCAGAACTCACCGGGCACGAAACTGAATTTTACTACAATGAAGTACCACTCAAAAAAGGCGAGTACGAAGCTAAAATTGCCGACATTATACACGAGGACACGTTCAAGATGTTATCTGACCCGTATTATTTCTGCAATTTAAAATGGCTTACACAGCGTGAAATACTTATCGACATGGTCGGAGGTTTGCCAGATGATTCAGAGTTAATGAAATCCAACGACAAATTTCACTCCCTAATTGAAAAGTTATCAAACAAATCTCTTAAGGATTATCAAACACAAGTTAAGCAGACCATTAAAAGACTTAAAGAGGATAAAGATAAAATCCCGGTGCGCATTGATGAGGTCAACAACAATATGCCCGAAGCATTGAACTATCCTGAAATTGAAAAACAAGTTGAAGAGATTGACGGCAAGATACAGTCAACTGAAGAGCAAATATCCGGCATTGCATCAGAACACCAACAACACTTTGAACAAAAGTCGGCAATTGAAAAAGAATTGTATGAGATAAAAGGCAAGATGCAATCAATTGAACGTGATGCCTCCCGTCAAATCTCCGAGAAGCTGCAAGCAAAAGAGGACAATATCAAAGAAGTTGATCGCGACATTAAAAAAATACAGGACGACATGAAAGACTGGTCGAATACTGTTGAAACAAACAACAATCGTATTAAGTCGTTCAACGCCCGGAAGAAAGAAATTCAGGACAGTTGGAAAAATGAGCCAAAGACCATATCGTTTGACGACAAAGATGCTGCCTGCCCAACTTGCCACCGTCCTTTTGATGAAGAGTACCTCGAAGAGAAAAAAGAGGAAACTATCAAAGAATTCAACACCCGTCTTCAGAAGAAAATGCAAACCATGACCGAAGAGGGACAGAGCCTTAATAAAAAGATTAAGGACCTGGAAGCCGAGAACGAAAACCTTGAAGCCGACATTGAACAGGGGCATGGCATATTAGCATCAAAACGTGCAGAGGTTGAAAGCATTAAGCAAAGCCCGGCAGGTGTGCAGACCACACAAGGCATACTTAAAGACAATGCCGAATACCAGCACATGAAAGAAGCACTTTCAAAAGTTGAGGAAAAGTTAAGCAATGTAACGTCCGGGGTGATGGAAGGTGATGCTGAACTTAAAAAGAAAAAACTCGAACTACAAGAAGAGCGTGACAAGTTAATTGCTCAACTTAACACTAAATATGATATTGAAAAAGCCAACACCCGGGTAAAAGAACTTGAACAAGAAGAACAAAAACTGAACGACCAAATTTCAGCTTACGAAAAAGACGAGTATTTGATTGAAGAGTTCGTAAAACTCAAAGTTGATACATATGAGAAGCCTATTAATGAGCTATTCGAGAATGTGAAGTTTAAGTTGTTTGATGTTCAGATGAACGGTGGCATCAGCGAGACATGTGAGGCTATGGTAAACGGCGTACCGTGGGCACTTGCCAACACAGCAGCAAAAGTGCAGACCGGTATTGAAATTATCAACCGTCTTGCCGACTACAACAACATGTACACGCCATTTTTTATTGACGGGCGAGAGAGTGTAATAGAAATACCTGAAACGAAATCTCAGGTAATCAATTTAATTGTAAAAGAGGGAATTAAACCATTAAAAATCCAATAGTTATGACACAAAGTAATCAAACACCGGCAGCCACAGGCCAATATCTTAAAAAGTTTCAAGAAGAAACAATTAACCAGGTGCTTTCACAGGTAAATGAGTATCAAAAAGAAGGTGCTTTAAATTTACCAAAGGACTATTCACCAGCCAATGCACTCAAAGCAGCATGGTTCAAACTTCTTGAAACAAAAGACAAAAATAATAAGCCTGTAATTGAAACCTGTTCAAAAACATCAATTGCCAACGCATTAATGAAGATGGTGACAGAAGGGTTAAATGTTCAAAAAAACCAGTGTTCGTTTATTGCATACGGCAACAGCCTGACCATGCAGCGTGAATATTTTGGCACAATAGCCCTTGCAAAAAGGTACAACCCGGACATTCAACGCATAACAGCCAATATTATTTATCAAGATGATGATTTCCAATTTGAGATTAGCCCGGAAACAGGCATGAGAAAAGTAATTAAACATGTGCAGAAACTTGAAAACATAGACATAAATAAAATACGTGGTGCCTATGCAACTATCATTTTCAATGACGGTACATCGGAAATGGAACCAATGACAATATCACAGATTCAAAGAGCATGGGAAATGGGTGCTACAAATGGCGGTTCAAAGGCACATAAAAATTTCACCGACCAAATGGCAAAAAAAACTATAATAAATAGGATTTGCAAGCCTTATATAAACGCCTCTGATGATGCTGTTTTAGTTGAAGGCAGCAAAAACATAAAATCAAGAGAGAACGAGGAAACACTCGACATTGAAGCCGAAGAATACAACGAAGTTTCCACGAATAAAGAATCCGAACCCGAACAGCCCGAAAAACAACCGCAACCCAAACAGGAAGAGAAACCAAGGGCACAGGCGCAACAACAAGCGCAGTTCCCTGACGATTTACCATTTGACAACTAAAAAAGCAACGACAATGAAAGATTATCACTTTAAGGTAGAGACAAAAGAGGCCGGGCAAAGAAGAAGGTACGGAGATAGTTATTACCACTATGTCGTAGAAGTTGTTTCACAGCCCGATTACTCAGAAGAACAAGCAGTAAGGCAGTTTTGTACAGGCTTTTTAGAGCCAGCAAGGTATAGCGAAGACAAAATCAAGGAGTTGATGAAAAAAGAGCATGACTTTGGTTTAAACTTCGCGCCGTACTATACCGAGTTTAAAAAGACTGGCGACAACACGTACAGTTATAAAGTTACAAGGCCTTCAACACATTGATATGGAACTAACAGTATTGGCATCATCAAGCTCAGGTAACGGATACATCCTACACAATGATAACGAAGCGTTAGTTATAGAGGCAGGGGTTCGCTTTAAGGAAGTACAGAAAGCCCTTGACTTTAACATTTCGATTGTTAAAGGGTGTATTCTTTCACACGAACACGGCGACCATGCTAAATACGTAAAAGAATACCTCAACAGGGGTGTCAATGTTTTCACATCAGAAGGCACAATAAATAAATTGAACTTATACGGCGAAAGAAAGCCTGTGGCGGTAAAGCCAAAACAGGTTTTCAAGGCCGGAAACTTTAAGATAATGCCATTTGATGTTATACACGATGCAGAAGAACCATTTGGCTACATAATCGACCACCCGGAGTCCGGGAAAGTTCTTTTCCTCACTGACACGCACTATTCAACTTACAAATTCAAAGGCTTAAGCCATGTTATTGTTGAAGCAAATTATGTAGATGAAATAGTGGACGACCTTTTAAATTCAGGTAAACTTGAACTGTTCAGGTATAAACGAATACACAATTCACACATGAGTTTACGTACCTGTAAAAAATTATTAGGAGCCAACGACTTGTCAAATGTGGTAAACATTGTATTGATACACTTATCAGACGGGCACAGCAACGAAGAGCTAATGAAAAGAGAAGTAGTCGAACAGACCGGGAGGATGGTACACGTAGCAAATAAAGGAATGACAATACCATTTAACAAATCAGTTTTATGATATACGATTTTATTACACCAACAAAAAAGCTCGAAGAGGAGGCCTTAAATATTCAGTCTTTTTTAGAGGCTGACATGGAAACCTCTTCTGAACACATGCAGGTTCACGGTGATGAAATTGAAATGAGGGGCAATCAAATATCGGTTTATTTAGCCAGAACAGGGGCAATGCTTGCCGATGCAAAATTGCACCTGAACGAACGGTTGCGCTCCGATATCCTTAAACAGCTACTTGCCGAAATGGAAGGTACTTATCTATCAGCGTCCGTACAAAAAGAGTTTATCCGCTCAGCCTGTACATATGAAACCTGGTTGGTTGATTTTATCGGCAGGTTAAACGCAACTGCCACACATCAACTCGACTGGTACCGTTCATTACTATCGAAGTATAAAGAAGAATTAAACGCATCCCGAGGAGTATCGGGGAGCTATAATAAAAGACAGTAATCATTTAATATTTAACATTTATGGACAAATTTTTATTTCAAAACGAAGAGCCTAAAAAAAGGAAAGAACTACTTTCCTCACAGGCAGATGGTGTTTCAGAAGAGAAATACTATCGAAGATTGACAAGCGAAGAAATATTGCAGGCAAAATCTGAATTCACGCAGAATAGCCTTGCAATGGACGACCTCGAAGAGCAAAAGAAAAGTATGGTTGACGAATTTAAAGAGAACCTTAAGCCCTTAAAATTACGCCGCCAAGAACTTTCATCAGAAGTACGCACGGGCATCCGCCAGATGCAGGGTACACTATACAAGGTAGTGGACGATGAAACCCGCATGGCTTACTTCTACGATGAAAAAGGGGAGCTAATTGAAACAATGACACGACCGGCACTTGCCGATGAATTGCAACGCACGATTCATATGGAGTTAAGAAAAAATGGTACAAACGAATAATTATTAACAGTATGGAAAACCAAGAAGTTTATAAAATTGAAAACGGGGTGAAAAATGTAACAATAGCCCACAAAAAAGGGCTTGACAGTAGAGCCCCACACGAGATCGCAATTTTAGGCAATATCGATTCGCCAAGGAAATGGATTGAAAAAAGACACATCGAGTACGATGACTTAATATTAACCGACATGTCCGGACAGGTTATTGACTATAAAAGCCACATCCTTATTGACCGTAACAATATGGGAATAACCCTTTGCTTTAACGAAACCGACCCCTTTTATCGCGGTAAGGTAAAAGGAAAATTAAACCTTCACCCTGACTTTTCAAAATGGAAAATCAACACCGGTGAAAGTTGGGACCATAAAGAACTTTCTGAGTTCATTAAAATGAACCGTTCATGTTTTGACAACAAATCAGATGCAATGAAGCTTTCTTCTGAACTTTCAAACATAAAAATCAAAGCCGATAATAAGTACGAAAAGGCTGATGACAATAGAGGAAGTGTAAAGACAATGATTGCACAGAACATCATTGAAAGCAACATCCCAAAAACATTCAAACTGAACGTGCCTATTTTTAAAGGAACGGCTAAAACCACATTCGAGGTTGAAGTTTATGTGAACCCCGGTAACTACTCAGTAACCTTTGTTTCGCCTGATGCAAACGACATTGTGTCAGGCATCAAAAACAAGATTATTGATGATGAGGTAAAGGCAATTGAAAAGATCGCCCCAGAGCTTGTAATTATCGAAGTATAAATAAACTAAACAAAATTGGTGCGGCCAGATATCAACCCGTCCGCACCAACTTAAACAACAACACTCAACAACACTATGAATGCAATATTAAACAAAGTACGTTATTTCATTTTAAAATTGTTTTTAAAACATATTAACAATGAAATTAACATCATCACTATGAATCAGCGTATAATAAACCAAATGAACAAGTTAGGAATGTTAATAACAAAATGTAGCGGAATTTCACTCGAAGATTTGGTTGCCAAAAAAAAATTAAGGAAACAAGAATATGTGAAAGCAAGACAAGTTCATATGGTCTGCCTGAAACTTGCTTTTAATCTTAGCTACGAAAAAGCAAGCAGGATGTACTACGAAAAAGACCATACAACTGCAATGCACTCTGTTGTTGCGGTTAATGATGAACTTGACACGAACAAAGACTTCCGGGAGCAATACCGGGAAGTGTTTTGGTACGCTTACTCAATTAATCCAAAAATGGTAAGCAAAGTATTGCATATTGATTGGCTCATAAAACCATAAAACTAAATCACTATGATACACGAAGGCGAACAACTAATCTGTAAACTATGCGGCGAAACATTCAGAAAGCCGCATAACAACAGCACAATTAACCCAAAACTATGCCACCGGTGCCAATCCTTAAAAGACTTTGAATCGAAAAAACGAAGGAAGGAGAACAAAAAATTGCTTTCTCAAAGCAACCTGATGGGGTATAATAAACGTTCGGGCTTTAAGCCGGGTAAGTACACCCCAAATAAAAAGAAGGTCAAAAACAAGCTTAAAACACCTAAAGAAAGGTTTTATAAATCGACGGCATGGAGATGGTTTTCAAGATGTATTTTATTGAAAAACACAATCGACAAAAAGGGAACAACCACCAGGTGTTGTACTTGCGGAAAACTAATGCTTGTTAATAGTAGAAATTGCCATGTTGGTCATTACATCAAAGTTTTTGACGGCAACAACACAAACTATTCAACAGCATTTTTAGAGCTAAATGTAGGACCACAATGCGACCAGTGTAACCATTACCGGGGTGGGAGTATGGATGAAATGGCTGTCTATATTAAAAATAAGCATGGCAAAGATACTATGGAGAAATTGATGGAGATTAAAAGACAGCCTATGAAACTTGATGCTGCCTTATTAGAGGATATTTCCAGTAAGTATAAAGCAAAATTTAAAGATATATTAGAAGAAAAAGGAATTCAAAACCCGTGGAAGAAGAGGTAATATGAACATAAATAGCTATACATTGAGCCGTAAGTGGTTTGACTATTGTTTTGAAAATCCAGAAAAAATAAATCCAAGCCATACCGCGCTGTATTTTTTTTGCATAGAGCATTGCAACAGGTTGGGGTGGAAGGAAAAGTTCGGCCTGCCTACTTCAATGGCAAAAGAAGCAATTGGCATCCATTCTTATAATACCTATATCAAAACACTCAACGAACTAATTGATTTTGGTTTTATAAAACTCATCCAAAAAAGTAAAAATCAATATTCATCAAATATCATTGCCCTATCATATTTTGATAAAGCACCTGATAAAGCACTTGATAAAGCTCTAATAAAGCACAGTACAAAGCAAGGTGAAAGCACTGTACAAAGCATTGATAGTATAATTAAACAATTAAACAAAGAACAATTAACAAATAAACAAATATTAGAACTCAGAAATATTTTAGATAAAAATGATACTCAATTTAATTTTAAGAATTCAATTATTGATTTAGGTGTAGAAAAACAAATCGCTGAAGATTGGATAAAAGTACGGGCAAAGAAAAAAGCCGCAAATACAAAAACGGCTTTCAATGGCATTAAAAAGCAAATTGAAATTTCGGGTGTCCCGGCTAATGAATGTGTAAAAATTGCCGCTGAAAAAAGCTGGCAGGGATTAAAAGCAGAATGGATAAATAATGAAATTAAAAGCCATCCGTCCAATAAATCTAAAAATCTACTTGAAATATGAACCATAACTATCTTAAAATACGATCGCAATTGCTCTTAAAACTGGATAACCGAGAGAAAATACATTCAAACTTTAATAAAGAAGAAGCCTATTATCTAAAGAAACTCTTTGCGTTTATCCATAAATCCCTTGTTTTAGAGAGGAGTAAGGAATATAAATTATCAAACAACGATAAAACATTGCTCCTTTCTGTTTTTAATTGGAGCATACTTTCACCCGATTTTAAAGGAGATTTACAAAAAGGTTTATGGCTCTGCTCGCCACAAGGGGTTGGTAAGGATTTAATATTAAAAACCATTGTTGCTTTTTACGCTGAGTTTGGAAAAAAAATACGGGAATTTACATTTAGTGAATTCAATAAAAAATGGTTCAATTTAAACCCGGAATATTTTAAGATGCCAATTAAAATCAACGATGTAAATGAGATGGGGATGATAAAGCTTGACCGTACATCTTTTCCTATTGTTGAATTTTTGGATTATCGTGAGATTAATAATAACCGAAGGGGATTACTTGTAAGCTCAAACTTCACTCCCAAAATTTTACAAAACAAACTCGAAAAAAACCTCAATAACCCACGACTTGAAGAAAGAGCAAAAGAATGCTTTAACGTTATCGTTTTAAGCGACTCGAAGAGCAAAAGAAGTAATGATATAATCAAAATTTAAAACAACAACAATGAAAACTTACGTATTAACAGTAAGCCGGACATTTCCGGCAACACACAATCAGAAAGGACAGCCAACCTTTTTCGTCGAGAAAATCTATAACAAAATAGCTCCCATGTGGAAGGAAGGAAGCCAAGAACTGATTAAAGAAAGGAAGTTATATTCCGAAGTCACAATAGAGAAAATTCACACCATACGGGGCAACTACGAGCTATGGAAAAAAAGGATTGATGAAGTTATTGCTGGCAATGCTTATTTATCCTTGCGCTATTGGTCCGGCAGTCCGTATAACTACAAAAAAGACGGGTCAAAGCAGGTAGAGTTCGCCAGGCTCGACAATGAATCAGGGGTTGGAATTCAAAAACTCGAAGACCCTACAAACTTTGTTTTTGCTCCTATAAATGGGAAAATGATTAACTGGGAAGAAATCGCTAAAAACGATGGGCTTTCATTTGATGATTTTTGCGACTGGTTTAAAGTCCGACAAAATAAACCAATGGCAATTATTCATTTCACAAATTTTAGATATTGAAAAATGACAACTAACATATTACAGTTCATAAACGCAATTCGAAAAACCGACAAGTACATCGAAATGATATACATGAACGGCGCGTGTTATCAGTTTTTTTTACTCCTGAAGACTTATTTTCCGGAATGCGAACCTTACATTACAAATGAAAAAAATCATGTAATAACAAAATATAACGGAAAATACTACGACATAACAGGTCAAGTTTCAGGAAACTGGTACACGCCAATGACGGATAGTGAAATTGATATGGCAAGTGCGTGGAGTTTCCATAGAACTAAAGTAATACAGATTGGCGAATGCCCTTTTTGTGGAGAACCGATTGTGGTGTAATGATATTAATATAACAAATTTAAATAAACACTTACAAAAATGAATAAAAAAAAGAACACAGTAGAAGGCAGCGATGCAATAAACAAAATATTAGACACTCACTTAGGCAGCCAAAGCAGTAGACTCGCAGCGTGGGAAATGGGTTTGGATTTTTACGGATGTGAAATTGAAAAAGATTACTTTGAAGATGGTTGCCAAAGATTCACAAATGAGACTAAGCAGCTTTCTTTGTGGGTTGGCTAATGGCTTATAACGGTCGGCAATATGAAACGTGCTGATTTGAAACACGAAACTATAAATTAAAAAATAAATTCGATATGAAAAACAAACTTTCAATTAAACAGAGAATTAAGGCATGTTTTATATTGCTTGTTAGCGGTTCGTTGCCTTCGTGGTGGTGGAGCGACTTATCTAACAAGTTTTATGAAAGCAAAATACCACATGATTATAAAGACGGTAAATTCGATTACAGAACTATCAGAGCGTGGTTTTTGGAGCAATGACCACAACGCTACACGTGTATGGTGTCGTAGCGTGTAGCCTCACTGTTGTTGATTAATTGCACCAGAGTAGTTTTAATATTTTTAGGGCGGGATTATATGTTCTATAACATTTTATTGTAATTGTTTGCTTACTTTATTTGGTGGTTTGTAATTAAATGCTTACATTTGTATTAGAAACAATGGGGGATATTTCCCGAATAACTATTTAAGACAAAACAAGATGGAAACTCAAAGAATTGAATTAAGCAACTCAGAAGTAGCAACAGCAATTGAAATTTTAAACGGCGAAAAAGAAGGCAACAAAAAAGATGCAGATACATTAATGAAAAGCATCATAAAAGGAAGTGATTTAATTGCTGAATTGCCAAGTGGATTTGATTTGAAACAATTTCAAAAATGAACATTAAACAACTAAAAAAAGAACTCGGCTTATCTGGCAAACAGATAGCCGAGTTCTTCGGATATAGCAATTATCTAAGCTTTAGAAATAGCTCCGCAAAAAAACGCATCGAAGCAGGTTTATGCAGTTTTTATGCTTTTGTAAAAAGCAAAGAGGGAGGGAAAAATATTAAAACGAATAACTCCTCTGATGTTGACTAAATGCACCGACAAGCTATGCACTATACACAGAGTTGTAACGGCGAAGCGTACGTTTTGCGCTAAGAAGTGAATTGTTTTTTAGCGCAAAATTTCTGCGCAAAATGCGTTACAACGGTTTGGCTATGAACTGAAAGCCAATACCACAAAAGATAAATTGAAATATTAACCTTAACAGAGGCTTTTTGTTTATAGCCTTTGTTAGCAACTTTTAAAAATTATGTCAAATAAATTTGATACAGGAATGGACGATTATTATTTAGGTAAAGAACCCAAAGGAGATCCGGGACTTGAATATTTGCGTGGGTGGGGATATGCTGAATCGCTTTATGAAAGGCAATTTCCTGAGCAAATAGACGATAGGGCACAAGAGGACGATAGAGAGCAACAGAGGGAATAATTTTTTATTGTTGCTAACATTACTGCGGTATGTTGTCGGTTGCCGCTGAATAACCTACCGACTTTGATTAAAATAATAATGTTAAACAACTTAAATAGAGAGCGATTATGAAAACGGAACTTATAAAAGAATTTGAAGAAAAGCACCAACGATGCAGATTTTTACAAGATACTGGTATTGGAGATATGCATAGTGAACAAGGGTCTTATTGTAATGAATATGTTGAATTTTTAGAGCAGAAGTTAGCGAACGGAGTTGAACAAAGCGAAAGCAACTGCAATATACCGCATGTTAGCGACCGTTTATCATTTAAAGAAATTGGTGAACTTGCTGACAAATGGCTGGAGGATGAAATTGCGTTAAGCGTAGAAGATAGATTTACAGCCATGGAAAAATACTGGATGATTGAGGGGTTTATGGAAGGCTATAAAAAAGCACAAAATGGTTGCTAACGATTTGGCGGTATGAAACGGCAGGGATTAAGCGCAGAACCCTATCAGCCTACTACAAATGATGAATAGATGCACAACGGTACGAACAGCACATATGCCCTGCTGTTTTATGACCGCTGGTTATAGGGCGTTTTTACTTGAGTTATGATTGAAGAATTTGACAAACTACGAAAACACATAAAAACAGAAGAAGGCAAGAAATTAGCAAAAGAATTTCGGAAGCAATTAGTTCGTTCGGAAAAATACGCAAATAAATTAGATACTTATTTTTCCGATACTTTAGACGGAATGACACCAGAAGATTCAGCACGTGATTTAGGGCTGATTTAAATGCCCTATAACGGTACGGCAATATGATTAGTTGCCATACCAGATACTTTTAAAATTAGTAGTAACTTGACAGGCAATTAAATATATTGCTTGTTATAAATATGTAAAAATTATGGAAACTTTGAATTTAGGTGATAAGGTTACAGTAAAAGTAAAATATGTAAGAACTACTGATAATGATGAGCGATATTGGGATGTAATTCAAATAAAAGAAACAACAGGTATATTTGTTGGTTATAGAAATATGATTAGGACTGAATTTAATATTCACAATGCAGAAACTGATTATGCATATACTAGTATTGATAATACAATACAAGGGAAATGTGCTTTAATTGCAATTAATAAAAAACAAATAATCAAGGTTCCATTAAATGCCCTATAACGGACAGGTGTAAACCGTCGTTTTAATGCGGTTTGACACCGTGTTATAAACTGCACGGGAAGCCCGAAACAACATTCATTAAATGCTGCGCCCCTGGTAATTTATTTTTGAAGGGAGGGAAAAAGAAAAAAAAGTATAAAAAAACATCATTTTTTTATATAAAAACTTGCACAGTATAAAAATATGTCGTATCTTTACAGTATAGAAATAAAACAAAAAGATACAACATCATGACAAACTGGAATCAAATAGAAGAAACACTGAAAAGCATAGTTGAAGAAATGGGTGGAGACGCTGACCAAATTAATAACGGTGACTGCGCTGTTTTTGCGAAAAAAGCATATAACGCACTTTCTGAAATGGGAATCGAAGTTGAAATAGTTAACAATCTTTCTGATGAAATGCAAAATGAATTAGAAGGTTATGAAACTATCGAATCTGAATATTCAGAAGGTATTTCTCACTGCTACTTATTAATTGACGGATGGTTTTTCGATGCTTATGATGTTGACGGAGCAGAAACAGAAGAAGAATTACAATATCACGTAAAATGCTTATAATCTAAAAATTACAATTATGAAAACTTCAATATTTTTTTGGAACGACAAAAATCAAAAATGCGAAATCTGGAACGAAGAAATTAATGGAAAGGTTGACTATTGGTTGAAAGTTGAAGGTGTGTCTCAGAGTATTTCAGAGAAAAAGTATAACAACCTGATTAAAAAAAACAATCTAAAAAAATGAGAAAGCACCTAATTAAATTACAAAACATTGAAAATCCGTTTGAGGTGGCAATTTACACCACCTTAACGGGTTTGTGCGAAGACCCGGAACTGGCTGATAAGAATTTCAGTTATGATTATTTGAAAGCATTCAAATTCCCATTTGAATACAAAGGATATTTCTTTGATAAAATGCCACTTTCAAAATGCCCCGCAGGGCATAAGTGGGCGGGAAAAAATAAATTACCGAATACCTCCGACGGTGATTAAATGCTGTTCAGTAGTGTTGTTTATAACGGTTACAAATAAATACAGTACGATTTATGGAAAAATTAGTTGAAATATTAGACAAAGTTAAAATTGGAACACTATCGGTTGAACTCGCACAACAGCAAGTATTGGATTTATTTGGTGTTAGCGTTTCGTTGCCTATGGTAGAACAACCAATTTTAATAGGACACTTAAATAAAATTTTTGGGTATAACGGATTTAATAAAATTGAAATTGGAACGCCAGTGTATTCATTTAAGGATAGATATTACTTTGAAATGACTCCTATAAATGGCGGGAAGGTTGTTATCCAAAAATTTTATAAAGACACACTTACGCCTTGTATAGATTTTGTTAGCAATGAACGCTAACGTATTACATGTATGCGGTCGTCGCCGCTTTTAATAAACCTAAAAAATTAAATATTATGCTACATCAACCGAATAAAGACAGAACTACAACACCGCCGCAAGGCGATGACGTATCACATGATGTTAGAAAGTCGTTAACCCCACATGTATGCCCTGTTTGCTGCGGAAATGGGATAGTTCCAAATGGCTTCTATAATCAGACAAGCGGAACATGGTTAAGTTCAGATGCCACACCTGACACATGTAGATCGTGCGGTGGTACTGGAGTGCTATGGGGTTAATGCTTTTCTAACGGATGGTTATATGGGGTGTTTGCCCCTGATTTGAAACACAAAATTTGATATTTAGATATGAGCTTAAACAAAGATACTGACGTTCAAGAAGCCACGGCAAATACACTATATAACGTGTTACCTGCTGTGCCTTCAATAGTGTACAACGATGATTGTATGCACGGTTTAAAACGCTTTCCAGATAAATGCTTTGACCTTGCCATAGTTGACCCGCCTTATGGAATGCCTAAAGATTCTACACATGGCAGAGGTAAGTTAAAAAACAGAATGTTGAATAATGGCAGTGTTGAGCGGTGGGATATAAAACCGGGTGCTGATTACTTCACCGAACTTTTCAGGGTATCTAAAAATCAAATTATTTGGGGAGGAAATTACTTTGATTTACCCGGAAGTAGGGGGTTTGTAATTTGGGATAAAGAGCAGCCATTTGAAAATTTTAGTGCTGCTGAATTTGCGTGGATGAGCTTCCAAACAGTTTCAAAGATATATAAACTGCCAGCCACAAGAACAGGCGATGAAATGAAAATACACCCCACACAAAAGCCAGTTAAATTATATGATTGGCTGCTTATGAACTATGCGAGCGAAGGCAATTTGATTTTAGATACCCATGTAGGGAGTGGATCATTGAGAATTGCGTGTGCGAAAGGCGGGTTCAACTTTGTAGGATTTGAGATTGATAAAAATTATTTCGAAGAACAGGAAAAGCGTTTTAAACTTTTCGCATCGCAGAAACGCCTGTTTTGACCACGGACTGGCATTGCAGGTAACGGATAGTTATATGGGGTGTTTGCCCCCTGATTTGAAACACAAAATTTGATTTACGATATGACAAAAAATAAAAGAGGAAAACCTAAAAATACCGAGGCAAATACACTATATAACGTGTTACCTGCTGTACCGATGTTTGATTATATTAAATGCCCTTTGAATAAATGGACATTTAGTGTTAAACCTATCAGGGAATGGGTTGAAAGAACGTGCGAGGGTAGTACGTTAAATTTATTTGCTGGGATTACAAAACTTGATATTGATGAAGTTAGAAACGACTTAGGCGAACATGGGGTGGCAGAATATCACAAGGACGCATTGCAGTTCGTTAAAGAATGGGACGGTAAAAGGTTTAACACGATATTGTTAGACCCGCCTTATGCTTATCGTAAAAGTATGGAAATGTACAATGGGATTAAGGCTTCCCCATTTCGCCAACTCAAAGACGAACTTCCGAGAATACTAAAACCTAATGGACTTGTAATAACTTTCGGATACCACAGTAATACAATGGGTAAAAACAGAGGCTTTGAAGTTGAGCGAATTGCACTGTTCTCACATGGCGGGGCTATACACGATACTATCGCATCCGTTGAGAGGTATTGCAGGTAACGTTTGACAATATGAAATGTACGGGATTAAAAGCGGTATCCTATCCCGATACATTTGACAATTAATTAAAGGTAGTACCGTACAATACAGCACCGACACCCGTATATTTTATATTGTGTGTTATGGGCTGGCGTTTTAATATCAATTTTATGTTAGTATCTGAATTAATTGAAAAACTGAAACAGTACCCAAGCGAATTAGAGGTACGAGTAATGAACGTAGCTATTGAAGATGATGAAAGCTGCCCAACATTTGAGGTAAAATCAATTTCATCGGCCAAAGAAAACGATGAAGATTACGAAGAGCCAAGAGATATGGACTTTGTGTTCATCGAAATGTTGGACAATTCTTATATACAAGAAGAATACTACATTACAAAAGAGTAAGGTTGTCGGGCAAGCGTGAGGTTTTCTTACGCTTGCCCATAACGAACGGCAGTATGTTACGTGCCGAAATACGAGTGATTAACTTTCAAATTTACGATAATGATTGAACGAGAAAATAAGCATCAAGAACAGATACAGCAAGGCATGGAATATACTGCATGTTGTACGCTGGCGGATTGTTCGCACGAACCTACCAACGAAGCACAAAAAATAAAAAATGCGAAGCGTGGGGAAATTAATTTTTATTTATGTGATAATATTGAGTTTATGAAAACTAAACCCGATAAGTATTACGACCTTGCAATAGTTGACCCGCCTTATGGAATTAATGTTGCAAAAATGGCTTATACGCAAGAAGACAATAGACCATGCAAACAAAAAAACGGTAGCACACTTCATGTTAAAAAGAAAAAATATAAACATGGTGATTGGGATAAAGAACCTGCAGGAATTGAATGGCTAACCGAACTCCAAAGAGTAAGTAAGCATCAAATAATTTTTGGCATAAATTATATGGATTTTCAGTTAAAAGGTGGCAGGTTGATATGGAATAAATTAGTACCAGAAGGCGTTTCGTTTTCTGATTGTGAAATTGCTTATTGTTCGATGTTTGAAAGAGTTGAAAATGTGTTTTTTCGCTGGGCTGGAATGATACAAGGTGTTTATTGCGGAAAAGATGTAATGAAAGCAATTATACAACAAGGGAATAAACAACTTAACGAGGAACGGATTCACCCAACGCAAAAACCTGTTATGCTCTATAGATACATTTTACAGAAGTATGCAACCAAAGGCATGAAAATAATAGATACAAATGGAGGCAGCATGAGTTTGGCAATAGCGTGTGATATGGAAGGATTTGAATTAGATATTTGTGAAATTGATAACGAATACTTTGATAATGGACTACAAAGATTTGATATGTACAAACGCCAACTCAAACTGTTTTGAAAAAAACAGAAGCGGGCGGGGCATTTTTTATTTTTCTTTCAAATTGGCAGAAAACTAAAATCGAAGCACTTCACCCGCTTGCGTACAACGGTAAAATGTAAGGGTATGTGCCGCCCTCGAACACGCACAAAGATTGATACGAGTAAATAACCTTAAAAATACGAGCGATGGATTTAGATGAATTAAAAGCAAAATTAGAAAA